TGGCCTTTTACTTTATATGTACTACCAACACGAAGTCCTTCGATTGGTTCGATACAAACTACTACCATACAATCCCATCTTTCTATCATAGTTTTATTTCTCTCCGTGGTGATCAACAACTCCTACTTTTTTATTTTTCATTATTTTTCTTACCTCAGCATAGGAAATTGGAGTGTAGTCAATACAAGGACATCCAACATCCATTACTTTTCTTTTATAATACTCTTGTTGGGTAGCCATCAAAGACCCGTGTGTATGGCCATGTAGATGCCAACTACCATAGTGACTTCTATTCCAAGAAAAGATTGGATAGTGACTCATTATAATATGTTGATACCCGTGACATCCTCTAAGACCATCAGTTTCTTCATCCTTTACCCAAATTTCAGTACCATACTCATGTACTTCATCCATTCTATCTAACTTTATAATATCTTTCATTTTATCATGGTTACCCATAATATGAATAATCTTACCTTTAAGACTATGAACAAACCATTTAGTAATTTCAGTACCACCAAAAGAAAGATCACCTAAGTTGTAAACAATATCATCATCACCAACTACTGAATTCCATCTTTTAATGAATTCCATATGCATTTCATCAATATCTTTAAATGGTCTTTTATCATATTCAATAACTTTCTTATGAGCTACATGTTGATCACTTATAAATAATATGTTTTGTTTATCGTATTTCATTTAATTTTTAATCTTTTTACAAATATACAAAATAAATATTTAAAAATAATATATACACTATAAATAATTAAAAGATATGAAGTATTTAAAAAGATTTGATTTAAATGAGGCAGTTGGTGTCCCAACCGGTATAACCGATTTGGCACAAAAACTATATGATTCTATAATAGAAAGATTGGGTATGAAAAACATTTTATTTAACAGAGAAGTTAGCGATAAATATACTGTTGATGCGAATGAAATAGAGTTAAGTTTCGACTTAGCACTATCCGGTAAAATAAATGATTTTGAGATAAATGAATTTAATATTAAAATACTTATCGATGAAGTAAACAGAAAAGATAGTAATAATGCTGGGATTATTGGTGCATACTTTAACCCAAACACTAAAATTGATAGAAAAAACTTTCATATCGAATATCTTAGTGATGGTAAAATAAATTTAGGTATAAAATTTGATTTCCCTTGGTCAAGGAGTACTAAAAAGGATTTTTGGACAAAATCGGTTAAGGATATTTTATTAAGTAATAAGGCACAAGTAGTTTCAACATTAGGACACGAACTAATGCACTCTTATGATTTATCTTTTATAAAAGGTGGTAAAGATTTCGAAGATGTTGCTAAATATAGTGCAATAAGTAAATTAAGATTTGGAATACCCGCAGTGGATGAATTTTTTTATTACTTATACTTCATATCAAAAACAGAATCTATTGTTAGATCCGCAGAGATTGCGTCTAGAATGGAAGTACAGGGTGTAACTAAAGATGACTTTTTAAATTTTATAACTAATAATAAAACATGGAAAATTTTAAAAGAAATGTCGGAATGGACTTATCAGAAGTTTGATGACAAACTTTTAGAAAGTATTGATTCAATAAGAGATAGATTAGAATCTAGTGATATACGAGTAGATAATCAATCAGATGAAGAAGTTATTGAAACTCTAAAAGATTTAATTTTAAATAATATAATTGGGTCAAAATTAGATTCACTTTCTGGATTATTAAGAGATCCTAAATATGATAGTGATCCATTTTTAGAACTTTTAACTGGTAAGAAAGCCGAAGAAGATCCAGATTTAGATATAAAAAATGATTTTTTTCAAAATTTCTTGAAAAATCTTAAAAAAGATATAAAAAATAGTGATTATTATTTCTCTAATAAGGAAAAAATGTTTAAATTTGAATCTAAGAAGTTATTAAAGAAAATATCTAAACTATTCAGTATGGCAAAGGACACAAAAACAAACAAGTTACATTCAAAAATATCCAATAAATTGGCTAGTAAAACAGAGTCTATACTTAATTGGGGAAAATACCAAGACTCAATGGGTATTAAACCAAACATCTCAAATAAGAAATTCTTATAAATAAAGAATATTATAAAAATAATCATAAATGTCACTCAAAAGGTGACATTTTTTTTGGTTTTATAACTTAATATATACTATATAAAAAACAAAAAAAAACTTATTATGATTATGAAAAATCTTAAAAAATTCGAATACTTTGCTGATAACTTTTTCGCAGATGAAGAAGCAGATCAAATGAAAAATGATGAAATCTTTGCTGATCAAGACGCACAAGACGCACAAGACGCACAAGCATTTGGTGGTGAAGAAACTGAAGAAGAAGAAAGTTTAGAACTTGAAGAAGTTGTAAACAGAGTTCTTGCGACTATTGAAGAGTGTGGTGAAGATTGTGATCCAGAAGAACTTAAAGCTAAAATAACTGAGGTATTGGCTGATTTCCATAATGCACAAGATTCTGAAGAAGGTTTAGAAGATTTAGATTCTGAAGAAGGTTTAGAAGATTTAGAATCTGAAGAATCTGAAGAAGGTTTAGAAGATGAATCTATGGATCAAGCTCAATTCGAAGGATTGAGAAAATTCAGTGACTTCAAATAAGATGAAACATCTAAAGAAATTCAACGAAGAATTTGGTAAACATGAAATAGTTTTCACAAGTAAGAGAAATCCTAAACTTGTGATAACCGTTTCTATTTCTCCAGATAGAAGAATTTCTAAAATAGATAATAAAACGGGAATCCGATTTCCATTTTCTGACGGACAACCAATCAATAGAACTATGGAGGTTTGGGCGAGTAACAACAACTTCTTAATGGATGGCAAAGACACCAGTCCAGAAAAGAAAGTTTTTGGAGTTAGGGCATCGGACGTTCCACAGGGACATGAATGGAGGACTATATATCCAAATAAATTTAGATAAGATGAAATACCTAAGAAGATTCATAGAAAGCCAAGAAGTCAGAGAGTTTGATGAACATACCGATTTAGATATTAGACAGTTATTTACTGACTATACTGATGAAAATCCAGATTCTTTAACTATAAAGAATGTGGTTATAGTTGATAACCACGTTAAGGATGTAACTCCTTATATGAAAGATGTTAGTAAATACAGAAAAGCCAAAATGGTTACCCTTTCTTTAGGAAAGCTAGATGGTATAAATATAGGAATGGAAAAATGTCTGACTTCTTTCGAGAAGATAAAAGAAGTTATAAATGAGATAGAAAGATTCTACGACCTAAGTGAAGAAAAAGATATAAACTTCAACATAGGAATGGATTACAAAGGCCTTACCATAACTTTCATCATAATGGGTGGTTTCGCTAAACAAGAAGAATCTATGGTGGATAAGATAGACGGATATCTGACAAGAGTACAAGATTGGTTAAAATCTATGGGACACAAAAGAGTTACTTTAAAAGGAAACTGGCTTGATGCAAGATTTGCAAAAAAGAACGATTACTCTTACGGGATATCTGACACACTAATCAAGGTAGGACGAGGAACAATGAACTTAGACAATACCGACAATGAAAGAAGAAGAGTTCTGATTGAGATTAGAAACGAAGCTTGGGAAGACGGACTGAAGTTCAATATAAGCGGTGGAGACCAGCAAGTAGTACTAAAATTAGTAAAAAGATAATGAAATATTTAGAAACATATAAAAACTTTCCAAAGAAGTTTGCAAACAAATGGAATAGTGAAACTCCTGTAGAAATAATTCTACCTAACTATCTTGATGAAAAGGAGGAGAAGGAAAGAATGCAAAAAGAGTGGGAAGAAGAAAACGAAGAAGGAGAAGAAGATGAAACATCTGAAGAAGTTTAACGAAAGTATAGAAGAAGTATTGGATATCGAGTACATAAGACAATGCTTCATAGAGCTTATAGAAGACGATAGTGCTGCGGGAGAGATAGACACTATGGTCTGGGATGAAGCTGAAGAGGTGGAGATAGATGGCAGAGGAAAGACAGAGTGCACTTTCTATTGCTATGAACCTGTTATCAACATGGACATAGAAAGCGAGGAAGAGTATTTCGCCGGAATAGAAAAGGTCGACGAGTTCTCTAAAAATCTAAGATCTGCCATTTCCAGGCTGAGAGACGAATACCCAAGCTACAAGATAGCCTTCCACTGTGAGCTACAAGAAGGAGACATGAAGACCTACCAAAGGTGCATAGTATTAGATATAAGTATATAAAAATAAATAAATGAAAATGAAACATCTGAAGAAGTTTAACGAAAGCATAGAAGAAGGATTGGATATCGAATATATCAAATTCTGCTTTATTGACATGATCGAAGCTGATAAAGAAGTTGGTGAGATAACATATTGGAATAAAGTATCAGATATTGGTGCAATGAATCAGATAGAAGATAGTGAAGTCACTTCAGAAAATGTTACAAACGTATTTATATTCATAAACTGTCCTCAGTTGGATATCAAACATACACCAAATTATGGTTTCAAAGGTGATTTTTCTAAATTTGTAGAGTATAACAAAACATTCGCTTATTTTTTAGATGAACTCGGTTCAAATATAGAAAAGTTAAAGGATGAATATCCAGATTATTTGGTAGTAACTGCACTACATCAACCTTTAATAGATCAAATACAAGGTAAAGACTACTTTGTAATCGAAATAAAGAAGTAATAATGAAAAGAATCAAGAAGATAAACGAAGACTGGTCAAGCGACTACACATACGACTTCACTGATAATGGCTTCGAAGTCGAAGAAGAAGGACTTATTCTTAAAGGAAAATACAAAGGACAGTTCGTCCACTCTGATATATCTAGCTGGTTCGAAGAGATGTTGGCGAAATTGAGCGACGAACAAAAAGTCTTAAGATCAAAAACATACTTTAACGAACTTACAGGTAACGCCAGCTTCGAAGTAGAGATAAAGCCTACTTTAGGAGAACATTCGATTGATATAGAAATGGATGGTGTTAAACATAAATTCTATTTAGGTACAATAACAAGCTTCAATTGGAATGATCCTACCGGAGGATTTTATGTTTCCGGAAACCTAGAAAGCGGACAAGAAAAAAATCTTTGGATCGGAAAAAGTCTGCGAGGGAGATCAGGTTCCACAAAGAGTGTCTTCCATTTAGGAAACAGAACCAGAAGAATATCCGTATCAAAAGAAGATGTCAAAAAAGTATTAGATCTTATCGATTCAGACGACTTACCTTTAAGACTCTATAATAATAATAATTCTGGTTTTATATATCCGAAATATAGTGAGCTCCAGTGGATGGAGAAAGATAGGATAGATCAAATTAAATTAGGTCTTTTGAAGGAAAGTTAAATCTTATTCTTTAAACTCTCTTTCAATATTTCAAACACTCTATCAATCTGGTCATATCTGATTCTTATCAAATCAATATAGTTGTCCTCACAATAGTCAGACTTTATCTTGTCATTTACTTTCAATCGATTGTATGCTTCTAAGCCACCGAAATATTCAATAGGCTCATAATGTTGCTTACCATCAAACTCTATAGCAGTTCTATATTTAGGTAGATAGAAATCAAAAGGTAGTTTATATCTTATACCAATACAACCATCAAATTTCTTTTGTCTATCATATTCAATCTCATTAAGATCTAAAAACTTAGAGATTTTTTTTTCACCTTTGGACTCAGAACAATGTGGACAACCTGCTCCACTCAAATGTGATGATGATACCTGTTCAAATTCACCATGTATTTTACAAAATATTATTACTTTTGTCTGATTGTTTAAATATTTTACTTTTGAATAATCATATCTAAAATTATGTATTTCATTTGCCTCTTTTATAAATTGTTTTGTTGTCTTTTTTAATATTACTCTTTCAACCAATCCGGATGAATGAATGTGTGCACCTGCTTTTTGTTCATATACTTTCCCCTCAAATATTATTTTGACTTTATTCTGACTTCCCGTATATTCAACCAACGAATAATCATATTTAGTACCATGTTTTTCATAACATTTTCTCAAAAAGTCTTCTTGATTTTTTATAGTATCTCTTTCACAATTATAACCAAGCAAATGTTGAACAGGTTTTTGTCTATAAATTATATCATCATGTTTAATCAAAACTTCTTTATGTGATCCTTTATAATCAACTAATGAATAATCATATTTATATCCCCAAATTGATCTAGCCTCATCTATAAAATCATTATTACTTCTAAGTCTTCTAACTCTTTCTGGCTTTTTACCCTGTAAATGCTTATCTGGTCTTTGTAAATACTCAACCCCATTTTTTAACAAAATTACTTTTGTATTCATGTTTTTAAAAACGCTCTTACTATAGTCATAATTATCACCATGTATTTTTTTGGATTCAAAAATAAAACGATCAGTGTTCCATCTCAATTCACACATCTTACCTAATAAGTGATCCTCTGCCTTTTGTAAGAAAATCCAATCATTATAGATTATTTTTATTTTAGTCTTCATGTTTTTATACTCAACGAGTGAGTAGTCATACTTATCACCCCATATTTCCTTTGATTTAATTATAAAATATTCATTAGACATCCTTTTCATATCTTATATATAAAATAATATCTTCTTCCTACCCAGTTTATAACTTTGTCTTCGACACATATTTTTATTTTAAAAGGGAGTGTACTATACCGAATATATAATGTATAAAAAAATAATTTAAAAATGGCAAAAAAGGAAATAAAAAAATTTGAATTTAGTAAGGTTGGATCTATATTAGACAATATAGCAAAAAGTGTTCCAATCGTAATAGAAAAAGAAGTTAAGGAGAAATCATTTGTCTCAACAGGATGTTATTTATTAGACGCTGCATTATCTGCGAAATTAGTAGGTGGTGGTATTTTAGGAGGACGTATATTTGGACTCCTTGGTGAATCAGGTGCAGGGAAATCATTCATTGCATACTCAATTTGTAAATCTGCACAAAAAGATGGATATTCAGTAATATACATTGATACTGAAAATAGTATTGATTTAGATGGTATCACAAAATTTGGAATAGAAAACACTCCTGATAAACTTAGATTGATTAGATCAAATAAAGTTGAAGACATCAATATGTCATTGACTCAATTATTAGATGAACTAAAAGATGCTAAATTAGGAGGACTCGAAATTCCTAAGATATTAATAGTATTAGACTCTATTGGTATGATGTCATCCAATAAAGAGAAAGAAGATTTATTAAAAGGTTCAATGAAACAAGATATGACAAGAGCAAAGGGATTAAATGCCTTATTCAGAAGTATAAGTTCTGACCTTGGATACCTTGATATACCAATGGTTTGTTGTAACCACACTTATCTAAGTCAGGATCTTTTTCCAAAAGAAATTAGTAAGGGTGGAATGGGCTTGGTTTATTCTGCATCGGTTTTGGGATTTTTGAGTAAGTCGAAATTGAAAGATGGAAATGAGGATGAGATGGATTTAGGTCAATCAGGTATTTCAGTACTATTCAAAACACAAAAAAATCGTTTGGCAAAACCAAAGAAAATAAGATTTGATATTTCATTCTTAAATGGTTTGAATAAGTATAGTGGATTAGACGCTTTCTGTAGACCAGAATATTTCGAACAGATTGGTATAGCAAAAGGTAAAATGGATGTAAATAAGGCTACCGGTGAAATGACTTTCAACCCAGGTGGTAATAGATGGTATGTGAATCATTTAGGTAAATCAGTTACTAAAAAACAACTATTCACACAAGAGGTCTTCACAGAAGATGTTTTAAATAGAATGGCACCAATCGTAAATGATTACTTTAGATTCAAATCACTGGATGAAATTGAAGAGGTTGAAAATGAATTCAACAAAGTAATGGGAGATGAAGAAGAAGATGATACAAATGGATTCACAGATTCAGCTGATGCATCGGATTTATTCGAATAAAAAGTTAAACTTATTTAATAAAAATAAATATAATAATAAGTCAAGGGTACTTTAACCCTAAAAAATAAAAATAATAATTATGCAAGAAATCTATGAGAACTTGAAAACATTATGGGAGCAATTTGAAGCTAATCATAATAAGACTACTAAGAAATCTAACGCTGATGCTAGAAAAGCATTAGGAGAGATTAAAAAGTTAGTTACTCCTTACAGAGCAGCATCAGTTGAATCTGAAAAAGCTGCAAAGTAATATAAAACATGGTTTCCTTGTAGTCATAAAACAAGGTGGTGGAGCCGAAAAACAAAAGATTTCGAAAGAAATTTGGCCCGAACCCTCTCTTTTAGAGAGGGTTTTTTGTTTATTGAAAAATAATACTTTATGAGGTATATTAAATTTGTTAAAGAATAAATAATTTATTATATTTACATTATGAAAAAAATATTGTTTCTGGATCATGATGGTGTTATGTGTATGCGACGCGAACAAGGCACTCGTTTCACTAAGATAAAACGTTGGAATTTAGAAAATCCAGACAACGCAGTATATTATACTAATCAAGACCAAAGTCACGTACCAATTGTTGTTCGATTTGATGATTTTAATAAAGTAGATGCAGTACGAGTTTTAAATGATATATTACTTGAAAGTGATGCTGATATTGTAGTTAGTTCAGATTGGCGTTTACATTGTACCTTAGAAGAGATGCAGGACTTCTATAAACAAATGGGTGTTATAAAAGTTCCGATAGGTATGACTGAATTATATTCAACTGATTTTGATAAAAAGGGATATACTATCGAAGAACAACGATCTATAGAGATTATGAAATACATTGAGGAAAACAAACCGGATAAATGGGTTGTACTTGATGATATGGATTTATCCGAAAAGTTAGGAACAAATGGTGAAATGACTGGCTTAAAAAACTTTGTTAAGTGTAAACCATCTGAAGGATTAAAGAAACTTGGAATGAAAAAGAAGATAATGGTATTTCTTTAATATTTAACAGATGATTTAAATAGTACTGATAAAAAATAAATTATTAATAGAAATTTCACTGAAAAGTATAACGAAATAACAACAATAAAATAATGGAAGATTTTAAATATATATATTTTAACTCAGTGGATAATATAAAGTATTATTTAAATGAGTTAGATGAATTAAAAGAATTCTATTATAAGTCTTGTAACCCAAAATATATATTGAATTTTAAGAAAGAAGCTGATGATGATTTCTATAATAATATGTTAGATGGTTATCTTATAATAGATGTTATGGATAAATATTATCACTTTTTTATAGAGTTAGAATATATTGATAAGATATATGATGAGGTTTTTGATGATAAAATCATATCTCATTTTCAAAATTTAATAAAATAAAGAATAAACATTAATGGGAAATTTATATAATGAAATATGGACAAGAGAGAATTTTCTAGAATATAGAAAATTAAAAAGAGAAGGTTATTCACACGAAATGCTAAAAGAACACTTCGGTGATGATATTTAAAGATATGGCATTAGAAGACTATAATAAATGGATCGAGATGCTCAAGACCATAGAGATATGTAAGAGTAATAAATTTCTATTAGAGGAAGTCTTCAAATTTTCACCTGAGAAATTTATTAGAGAAAGGGGATTAGAAGATTCTTTTATAAAGGAGTTTCAGAAAGCGAGGAAGATTATACACAATCGTATAATTGATTTCAATAAAATACAGATTTTAAAGAAGAGAAAGTTAAAAACAGAGAAATATAGGACTGGTGGGAAAACATATGATACCAGAATATGTGTTTGTATAAAGAGATTCAAGAATAAAGAACAGAGAGCAAAGGGTGGATATAACTTTTACGAGACGATACAATACAACTATGTAATCATATACGATTCTTTCCTTGGTAAGGATGATGTTATCATATTCGATGATAGAGGTGGTCGAGTCTATTTGACTATAAAAGAGTTCAATAAACATTTTATTGATATTAGAGAGCAAAAAATAAATAGTATATTGAAATAATTACTATATTTGTTAAAATTAAAAAATTATGAAAAAAATAACTCACTTATCGGTTTATAAAATTGAAAAAGATAATGTATTTGATAATGTTAATTCATATTCAGATATGAATGACTCTATTAAAAAATATGGTGAGTCAAATCCATCAGAATATAATGATAGAGTCGGTATGGCATTTGAAATATTTACACAATTCTTTTGTCTAAGAAATGAAAATCCACTATTAGGTATAAGACAAATAACAGATACCAGTGATGATGCATTTAATGTTGGATATGATTTCACATATACCGATTTTAATGATTTACCTGGTCAAATACAGTCTAAATGGAGAAGTAATCCAAATCACCAATTTAAAATTGGTGATTTAGGATCAAATGGTGAGATGGCTAGGAATCTAGGTATTGATAAAGACAATAATATACTTTTCATTAACTTTGATGATAATGAAGACTTATTTGACTATAAATTCAAAGGTGCTAGAAATGCGAGAAGAGTTATTGGTAGAAGTACACAAGAAGATTATATACTAAGAGATCCAAAATTTTGGGATGATTTTAGACAATGTATAAAAGACTCAGTAGTTGATTTCTTTGAAGATCCATATAAACCAAGAGAGGTTCAATTATGGATAATGGATGGTCACAAAGAAAAGGGATATTTAGGAACAGAAAGAGTTTTAGATGGTACTTTAACAAAAGGAAGAGTTGATGCAACAACAGGTGCGGGAAAAACATTATGTCAATTTTATAATGTTGACAGAGCATTTAAAAAGTACAATAAAGATATTTGTGTAATGATACTACCTACTATATCTCTTATTAGTCAAACATTTAAAGAATTTTATCAATGGAAAATGTTTGGTCACAAAGAATTGAATGGTGAAATCACTAAGTCAAACGTATCATGTTTAATTATAAGATCAGGTAGTAATCCACGATACAATGATTTAGTTGCAAATGTTTTACAAACATTAGATACACAAAAAGCAATAGATTTTATTATTAATGAAAGAAGTCAGGGTAGAAAAGTTATCATATTTTCAACTATGAAATCACAAGGTCTTAAATATTCTAATATAGTTGAAAAGTTAAAAGAAAAAAATATAAAAATAGGAATAGAACTAATAGACGAATATCACAATATTATATCTACATCATCTGATAGAAAAACCCAGCTCGAAATTGCAGATTATTTAAAAAATAATGAAGATAGATGTGATGGAACTATATTTTATAGTGCATCAAATAAGTTTGGTGAAATATTAAGCTCATTTAATGAAGATTTATTTGGTTCATTATTGGCAAAAGTCAATAGAAATGATTTAAGAGAAAGAGGGTTCGTAGCACCAAAATTAATCTTTAAACTGTTAAAGATTAAATCTATATCAAATTCAAATGAAACAAAAAGAGACGCGACAAGAATAAAGTTAGATATAGATAAGGCACAAATTGAAGCAGTTTCTTCCATTGTTGCATATAAAGATCTTTGTAAGTATTACGAAAAACCAAATTTGATTACTTTTGGTGATCATGTTGAAGGATGTAGATACATAGCAAATAGTAAAGAAATGATTAAACATTTACCAGATGTTAAAAATCACTTCATGGCATCAGAGACCAGTACTGATGATAGAGAAAAAATAATAGAATATATTAAATTGTCCGGTGGTAATATATTACATCAACACTCTGTTGCAAAAGAAGGTATAAATCTACCAAATTTACATGGTGGTTTAATAGGTAGAGAGATGAATATAATTTCATTACAACAATCTATAGGAAGACCTGATAGAGCATTATATTCAGATACCATAAAATTCGAAAAAGGCCTAATTTCTTTAGATAGTCCCGATGGATGGGAAAAATATTATAATGTCATTTACTTAGCAGTGAATGAAGATACCTTCTCAAATAGAGTTAAGATGATTATTAAATTTTTACTTGATCAAGGAATTCCGGAAGAACAATGGGATATTTCGGTAATCGATGATGAAGGAAAAGGTGGTAAAAAATATGAAAAACCAAATTACGAAAAAACGATTGATATAAATGTCAATTTTGACTCCGCTAAATTTAAAAAAATGATTGAACGGGTTAAAGTAGAAATACAGGAAGAAGAGATTCAGATTAAAATAAATTTAGAAGAACAGATAAAGAATAAGGAAGAAGAAGAAAAAGTAAATATAATCAAACAATTAGACGATGATGATTATCTTTTACTTTTTAAAAAGTAAAGTAAACTTTTTTATATATAATATAAAAAAGTTTGTAACTTAACATAAAAATAAAATCAATATATGCAACTAAGTAAAAGTAATATAAGTTTTGGAATGACCTTCTCGACAGCACTTACCGAATACAATATAAATCATAACAAAAATATATTTGAAGAAATAATAACTTCTCAAACTATAGAGGATGATAATAATTTATCAGAAGAAGAAAAAGTAAGATTATTAAATCTATTAAACTCTGATTTAAATCCATTTGAAAAAAGACTTAGAATAATGAGAACTCTCGACAAAGAGAAAGATTTTTCTTCAAAGATTGCGCTAATTTTACAAAAAAAACCAAGCAAAATGGAAATGGTTCAGGAAATACTAACTATTTTCAGAGATGAATATACAAAAAAAGATATCTTAAAAAAAGATTTTGGTGAAGTGTTAACTCCTTTCTTTATGGTTAAGGAAATGATTTTACAAATTTCTGAGGATTTCTGGTGCTCTCCATATGATGAAAATGGTAATATTAAAACTATTTTAGAAACATCAAATGGTTCCGGAATATTTTTATGGTGTGTTGTTTATAAATTTATGCATGGTCTAAGAACACATTTTATCGATGAAGATGAAAGATACAAATTCATAATTGAAAATATGATATATGCTTGTGAATTACAAAATTCAAAAATGTTTAATTGGTTATGTACCGCAGATTTATATGACGAATATGACTTAAATGTATATTGTGGATCATACTTAGAAAATGGATTTGATATACACATGAGAGAAGTATGGGGAGTAGATAGATTTAGTTTATGTTTAAGTAATCCACCATATCAAGAAACCATAGAAGGTAGTAAAAGAGCCAGACCAATTTATAATGAATTTATTGAAAAATCTATAGAATTTTCTGATAAAATTTTATTCATAACACCAAGTAGATGGTTGGCAGGTGGTTTTGGATTAGATAATTTTAGAAATATGATGTTTTCTAGAAATGATATAAAATTAATAAGACACTTTGATGATGCTACAAAAATATTTGGAAATAGTGTTGAGATCAAAGGTGGTGTTTCATATTTTATGATAGATAAAAAACATAATGGATTAGTCGATATAGATGGTAAAATAACAAAACTTAATAAATACGATATTTTTGTTGATCTAAAATATTATAATTTATTGGATAAAATATTAGAAAATATGAATAATTCATTAAAATCGATAGCAAAATCCAAATCATTTTGGATGAATTTTAATGATAGTAAATTAGATAATATTAAATCCGATAACAACATATTATGTTATGTTTCTAAAAATAAAGGACTTAAAAAATATATAAACCCTGATGAACTATCTGGTTCATCCAGAAATCTAATAGACAAATTTAAAGTCTTTACACCATATGCAGCAGGATCATCTAATAATCTTGGTAATTTTGGTAATAAAATAATTGGATACCCGAATGAAGTTTGCTCAAATACTTATATGACATTGTTAACAAATTCAGAAAATGAATCTAAATCACTAATATCATATATGAATACAAAATTTTGTAACTTTTTCTTATCACTTAGAAAAAATACACAAAATATGAAACCTGATACTTTCAAGTGGATACCATTGGTCGAATTAGACCGACAATGGACAGATGATCTTCTATTTGAATATTTTAATTTAACAGAAGATGAACAAAAATTAATTTTACAAAAATGATAGATATATTTTTCATAGAGTTCTATATACAACGAAAATATTCCAAAAAACTCGAAGAATATTTCGAGGTTAATAAATCAGTCTCTTCTAAATGGAGAAATGATAAATTTCCAGATAGACGACTAAAAGAATTTAAATATAGAGAAGGTACATTAGATATTCACGAATTATTTAAAAGAATATATTAACATAATTTAATCTATATCATCAGCAAAAACAGAAGAAGATATAATAAAATTAAATCACTACACAAACTTACAACCATTATGTAGTTAATTTTACACAAAGTTACTAGCGATACAACCTGGTTTTTTTACATCCTACTGACAAACAAAAAGACTATGAAACCTTTAAAAAATAAAAATCAGATAATATCTCACCACCAATATCTATTTTTGATTTAATCTTATAATTTTCAATATTATTATATGATAAAAAAAGTTCATAAAATTTATCTCTCCTTTTATAATCAACATTCTCAACAGAATTAAAAATTATATAATTCAAATTATGATATAAAACCATAGATTTTATAATTTCGACTATAGTTGCCATTTTTCGAAAAAATGTACTATCATCATTATAAAATCCTTCCAAATATTCACCAAATCCTATAACTAAATACTCATTTGATTTTATACCATATTGATTTATACAATCCGATAAAGTTTTATAATTTTGACCACAACCAACACAATGCGTTTCAGAATTATCTATAACAATAGATGAAACTACAACATCTCTATCATTTATTTTAAATGATGAACATATATAATCACCCGATTTATATAAACTATGTTCAATATTAAATGGTTTAACAATACCCAATTGAATCTCTTCTCTAATATATTCCGAAATATCAGCATATGATACAGAATCAACATTATGTCTATCATTAAACGTTCTTATAAATTTCATTATTTATATATCAAAAAGGACTTTTCTTATCAAATATCATATAAACTCTATGGAGTTATTTCACTTTGATATTGAAACGACCGGTGAGTACAAAAACTTCACCGACTTTAAAGAACACGATGAACGTGGTGCAAAACTATTTGAAGGAAAATGGAAAAGAATGAGATGGGATGAAAAATTCTCATTAGAAGATTCTTATCTAGATCAATCAGGTATAATGTCTACTTATGGTAGAATCTGTTGCATCTCATTCGGATACCTAGATAATAACGGTCAAAAACAAATTAAGAGCTTCTATGGTGAAGACGAAAGATATATTGTAGAAAGCTTCAATGATCTATTGAAGAAGATAGAAACTAAAAACTTTAGTCTTTCAGGGTTTCGAATTCTACATTTTGACATACCATGGGTTCTACACAAGCTACATAAATATGGGATCACACCAGCGGATATTCTACGTCCTTATGAAAAGAAACCATGGGAGATGAGAATTGTAGATATGGCAGACGATTGGAAACAAAAGTTCGCATATTCATATAGTTTTGAAGAAATGTGTTATGAGTTGGGAGTTTCAAGTCCTAAAGTAAGCATGGATGGATCTTTAGTACACGAATACTATCACATTGGTAGATTAGAAGAAATTAAAGATTACTGTGAAATGGATGTTTCTTCTTCAATTGATGTTAGTTTAATGTTGTATAAATAGAATATTATCCTTATATTTGTACAACAAACTTAAAAAAATATTTATGGGACGCATTAAAGATTTAGTTATCGAATTACAAAATGAATATGGCTTCGATTTGGAAAACTTACCAGAAGGATTCTCAATGGATGATTATTTAGAGATGAAGTCAAAAGGTATAAATACATTATCAACACCCATTCAATATACAGAACAACTATTTTGTGAACAAGTAAACAAAAAGTAAAAATATTTACCAACCATCAAAAATAAATCATAAAAGTAGTCAAATGGCTACTTTTTTTTATTTCATAATAAATATATAGATTATTATAAATAATCTGTAAAATAAATGGGAGAGAATACAAGCCTTAAAATAGTTAGGCTTAAGACGAATGCACAGAACTTAGAAATGTGGATGGCGTATGAAGGTGGAGAAGATGCAATAGGACATATATTTATGACCTTCGAAAATAATAACAAAATAAAATTCATGGATGCCTGGGTCGATGAAGGACATCGTAGAAAAGGAATCTATCGAAAACTTTGGGAAACTAGATGGGAATATGTAAATGAAAATTACAAGGGTTATACGGTTTATGCTTGGTGTAAAGATTCCTCTCTGCCACTTTTAATAGAAAAGGGATTCAGTACGGGAGAGATTGTTACCTATGTTGAAAAAAATATAGAATAGGGAGTATAGATTTGTATATATACTTTAAAATCGTATATACATTATGCCAGCAAAAGATAAAATGTTCTCACTAAGATTACCGGATAAACTTCTAGAAGAATATAGAAAATTCTGTGATGAAAATTCAATAAATATTTCCAAAAGAATTAGAAAATTCATGGAAAGAGACTTAGAAGCTTGGAGAATTAGAACTCAAAAAAGAGATAATTAAAATATCTCTTTTTTTTATTCGTTATATGGAAAATTCGGTAGATAAATTCTAGTGGTCGCATTATCTGCGAAAACCATATGTTTAGAATCATCACCTATTATATATTGATTCAATATTTTATTATGATAACTTTCTGGTATAATATCTAAGAATAATCTAATATTTGTTATTTTCATATCAGATCCTAATATACTACAATAATTACCCTCAATAAGATATTCAAAAGGTGTAATAGTTTGTGTATCTTTATAAACATTTTGTAAAATGGTACTTATTGCAGAACCACCTGCAGATTCATCATAAATATCTCTTTTATAAATCCACTGTGATAATTCTCTACTTCGTTGGTCAACATTAAGCACATAACAATACCAAACATCTTCATCTAATGCAATAACATCATTAGTTGGATTTCCTTTTAAATGAAATTTATATTCAGTATCATTTGCCATAAATACTATATCATCATCTATTATATCAGCTCTCCAACCCAATGAATTAGCATCATCATAGTAGTTAAATAAGTTATATAACTCACCTTGTATATAATTATGTATGTTAAACCAAACATAATATCCTATATTATCGGAAACTCTTAATTGTGCATCTAAATTTTTATAACTAACACCAGTAGTTCTATAATCAACTGATGCCATGTCATAATTTGATTTTGATATTATTGTACTAGAGTTTTCAATCAATTCTTTATCAATTTGTACCTTATAATCAAGTCTTATTGGGTCCTTACTTAATGTTTTTAATTGATCCTTATTTGCAACTGCTGCTTTATCTTGAGTTTTTTCGATACCCATAAGAGAATCAAGTGTACTATTATTAGTAAGTTGTTTTAAAGTATCTGCAATATCCGGAGTACCAGCCTGTACATTTGCCTTTTGACTGTATTTTTTCAAATGTAATTTATAATAAACCGCAGAATTATTAAAGTTTCTAAATTGTTGTGCATGATCAACTTGATACATTCTATTAAGGTTACAGAAATATAAGAAGTCTTCTTTTGAAGGTCTTCTTTGAGGTCCAAATATTTCTTTAAATGCCTTTTTAGTTATATGAACTTCCATTTGTTCAAATAAATTTAAATCAAATTGATTCATAACTATTTGACTATCCGGGAAATTATTACCATCAACAGATACTTTTATATTACCTTCACAAACAACATTAAATAATTGATACTCATGCATAGTGTGATCCTGTCCTTTTTTATCAGGATCTGTACAAAAGTATATAGTTTCGTGTCCAAAAACTTGTTGTGCATCAGTACTTAACTTATTCAAAAGATCCATTGCAGTATTTTGTTGATATGGATTATAAAGGTTTGCCTTTTCATCACTAGACATTACTGGTAAAGAACTATCAGTAGTGCAAGAATCACCAGATAATGAATTACCAAGTGAGCCTATATTAGCCCCAGTTCCTTCTACCCAATTTCCATTTTCATCAGTATATCCTGTTAAGTTTGATTTACAACACTCTCTTATACCCATAAGATTTGTTTTAAAATAATCATTACTAACATTTTGAATATCTCCAATTATATTAACATCTTGTATAGAAACATTTGTTGTACCATTATTTACTATACTATATTCTATCTGAAAAAATCTAATCGGATTTATCCTAGTAGTTATTATATTTTCTTTTGTAAATAATTCCCAATTAGACCATGTTCTTTCACTATCTTGTGAATATCTAAATTTTATTACCACATTACTTAAATCATATCCAGAAATAACTTCTATATCACTTACCGAAAAAACCTTATATATATAAGGTGCCTTCATTATTACTTCTTTACCTGGTTTTAATTGAATTACACTACCATCATCAACTACATTTCTATCAAGTTCTCCTTCTAAAAAATATTCTAAAATTCTTATTGTTCCAATCTCAGAACTTCCTGATCTAACCCATTTAACATCTAAGAAGAGTAAATCATTAGGGTCTATCAAAGGAAAGTTGTCAATATTTCTATTTAATGGCATCCATTCTGTCCAACTATTACCATCCCTCGAAATTCTATAAGAATTTTCTAAGTATCTATTACTAGTCATTCCTAATGTATCATACCGAAAAGTTTTAAAATTTAAAACTTTTTCTAAACTTGTAAAACTTAATATGTATTCACTTCCAATTGTTGTGAAAGTAGGTGTTTCTGTAGTATCACCATTACTTGCAGTGATATCAAATTTATCAAAAATTTGTATAGTACCATTTAAAAGATCAGAGTTTTTTTTCATAAGTTATATATTAAAAAATAAAATCTATTTAAAATCTTTCTAAATTTTGTGAATAACTATTTTATCCTTATATTTGTAAAACAAACAAGATATATTATGAATATTAGAGATAAATTTTTAGAGCTAACAACAAGAACATATCCACACGGAACAGAAACTGAATTATTTACACTTTTAGTGGATGGTTTAAAAACTGATGAATTTGGAAATTTATTCATCAAAATTGGTAAATCTGATGTTATGTTCACTGCACACTTAGATACCGCAACTTCTGCACTTACTGATATAACTCACGTATTTGAAGGTGATATAATCAAAACAGATGGTAAATCTATTTTAGGTGCAGATGATAAAGCAGGTGTTACTGTGATGTTAAATATGATTGAGAATAACATACCTGGACTTTACTACTTCTTCTTAGGTGAAGAAGTTGGTTGTATTGGTTCTAGAAAAGTTGCGGAAGCACAAAAAATTAAAAAGATTGAAGGTATAAATAAAGTTATTTCATTTGACCGTAGAGGAACTAATTCAATCATTACTTTTCAAAGTAGTGCAAGATGTTGTTCAGATACTTTCGGTACTGCATTATCAAAAGCATTAAATGATGTAGAACCAACCTTCAAATATGAAAATGATGATACTGGTGTCTTAACAGACTCTGTTCAATTTGTTGATATCTATGCAGAATGTACAAACATCTCTGTTGGTTATTATAGCGAACATACATTCTCTGAAAGACAGGATATAAAACACTTAGAAAAGCTTGCAGAAGCTTGTCTAAAAGTAGATTGGAATGCATTACCAGTAGAGCGTGAACCAGGTACAACTGAATATAAATCTTATTATAGCTCGTCTTATGGATCTTATTCAAGATATTATGATGATGAGGATGATTTCTCTTACACTAAAACTAAACCTAGTTGGGGTAAAGCAAAAGAAAAAACTGAACAAGTTTGGTTCTATGATAATAAATATGGATATGTCTCTAGTATAGAGATTAAAAAATATTCTAAAAAAGTAGTAAAAGTAGATTTATGTGAAGAAAGAATCGAACACGAAAAAGTTCTTATCGAAGACTTACTTTTATCATTAGATATTGTGTTTAAAAGTATTGATTGGGATGGACTAAGTCTTACTGCATACTATGAAACAGGTGAACACAAAACAGAATGTGATAGAAATGATTTGTTAGAATTCTTACCAGAGTTAGATTATTCAGAAGGTGATGATTTAGGTGACTATATGGGTTTGAAAAATGATTTTGATAGTTACGATTATAGTGATGATATTTGGCACTAAAATATTCTAAATAAAAGAGCCGAAGCTCTTTTATTGTTTGTTATATATTCGTATATTTGTACTCTAAAAAAATAAAATGGACAAAACTCTTAATAAACCAAAATGTCAATGCCTCTACGAAATAGAGAATGGTATGCCAAGAACAAAATTCTGTATGGTTCCTTGTAGTGGACAAAAAGAGATGCTTAAAGAAAAAGGACAAACAATCGAAAAGATTATAGAGGACATTGAAATCTCTATAAAAGATAATAGATACAACAAAGACATGGTACAGGTTTTATCCGGGACATTATCTGTTGCACAAAATTTAAAATCTGAAGAAGAAACGATATGAAAAATTTAAAAGAAATATACGAAGAATGTAGAGATATTAGAGAATCTGAAATTCCGGATATCTGGAAAGAAAGTTTTAATAGATTCATGATTGGTCAAACATGTAGTGCTGAATACGAAGAAGATGGTAGAACTATAAAAGAGCTCATATATTATGGATGTGACTTTAGAATTTGGTACAAACAAAATAAAGAAGTGATTGAAAGAGATATAAGAATTGATGAGACTTTAAAAAAATAAAATATGTATAATAAAAATCTTGGAGTAAATTTCTTGAAAGAATATGAGTTTAAATTAAAATTCAACAGAGATCCAAAAGAATGGACTTTAAAAGATATACATGACCTATATCTTCGTGTTGAAGAAAGATCACTTAAAAGAAGACAAGAATTTTCTGAATTTATGAATAAGATAATAAATGAAGTTGAACCAATGGAAAGCGGTGAAATTCATGTCTTCTTTGATAGAGATGGAATCACTTGTAAATACTCTATAAGAAAAGACGACAATTTTGGATGGTCCTACTCAACAGATAGAGTTACTTTTTCAAAGGATATTGTAAAGTGTAGAGAAGAAAAGATAGACTTTATCTTAAATAACAAAAGAAAATTCGAGCTTGGTGAAGAACTTAGAAGATTGGAAAGAATGAAATCTTCATTTGATCGTCATGTTTTCAATTATATCGAACAATTATCGGATTTAAAACTTTGTGAAAAATACAAAAACGTCAAAAACTTTGATGTGCCAAAGATAATTAAAGTAGATATTGGTGGTACCGTATATTATACAGGACTAGACAAAGAGTCTATAAGCTCTGGATACTGGAAGAGATTCGAAATATTGGGTAAGGAACAAAACAAAATATTAAAGTTATAAAGTATATCATGATGTTACATGTTTTTTGAATAATAACTTGTTCAAGTCATATAAAATTCGTATCTTTATAAAAAAAAACAATAATATGAAAACTAAATTAAAATCAATAGCAAAATATTTTGGACAAATCTACGCAAACTTTATTATCGATAGATTGTCAACTTGTACAAATCTTTATGAATATGAACAGTTGATACACCAGGGTGTATTTTTAGATTACTACTTTACAGAAAAATTAAACATTTATTTAGACTAAGATGAAATTATTTTTAGATGATATCAGATCCACAGGTATGGCACACAACTCTTCTAAAGGGTTAGGAGCCGCTTATTCTAAAGATTCAGACTGGACTATTGTTAGAACATATGACGACTTTACAGACGTTATAAACACTAAATTCGACGACATTGACTTAATCTCTTTCGACCACGATTTGGCTTGTTTTGATAAAGAAGGAAAAGAAATGACCGGAAAGAATGCAGTTGATTATGTAATCGGATATTGCTTAGATAATGATAAACCATTTCCTAAAAGTTGGTACGTTCATTCAGACAATACTAATGGTCGTCAAAATATAATTGGTGCAATAACTAATTACTTAGATAAAGTAGAAGGTATTAAATATGATGATTTCAGATATTATCACAAAGGATTTGTAGAGGGGGAAAATGTATGAATTTTATAAAAGCACATTTAGTAGGTAGAATAAAGACTATTTATAAGAAAAACGAAACTTTAGGGGATTCACGTTTCTTATACTTTGATGAGCCAATCAATTTAATAGATGGTAGAAAAGTAAATAGATTAAATGCTTGGTATCCATTTTGTGAAGAAGAGTTGGTACATTCTGGTTGGCATGATTTACCGGCAGATGCCTTAAAAAGTATATACTTCAAAATGAAGGATGGTAAATTCTATGGTTTTAAACTTATAGAAGGTAAAAAATATAAATTAAGAAGAAGATGCTCAAAGATATAACATTTCAATACAACGGCGTTTATGTAGACTATAGTAACAGCTATGATTGTGAAAATTATGGATGTGATGATGAAGGTATATGTAGATGTGGTAGTATTTATGATGTGTGTATTGAATCAGTAGACGTATCTTTTATTGTTAAAAAAATATATGACGATTTCTTTGAGCAAGGTAAAGTAGCAGACAGAAATAACGCAATCAACGAAGTACTTTATGGAGTAGGTAAAGACATAGATATTTATACGATTGATAGAATACTAAGATCATATAAAATATGGGAAAACCAAAACTGGGATATCGAAATTGAAGGTGGTTATTATGGTGATGAAATAGGTGATGTTAAAATTAAAGAAAATATCGCAGATAAAATCGAGTCAGAACTTTTTTTAGTATTCTCTCTTTCTACTTTAAAAGAGAAGGTAGAATATCTTTTGAATTTAGAGTATGGTAAAGTTCTACCAGAGATTGTTGATGCAAACTATGAATCTATTACAATAGATAAGACAGACATAATATTTGGATCGAAAGGTCATTTAGATAAAGTATCTAAGAAGGAATTGAATTTTTATTCTGATAAAATCTATAGTGGTATTAGAGGAGTTGTAAAGAAGTCAGGTGATAAATGGAAAATTATCGATGGTTATCATAGAATATTCAGTACAAAAAATGCAAAGGTGAGAGTATTATCAATCAAATAATAATCACCTTTACATTTTATCCCTCATAACTATTTGGCATTCTATTCCAAACTCTATCAATACGATCTTGATACATTTTCTTCATATCATCTTCTCCTTCATCTGCAATATTTTCTGTATTTGGAATAAGATCATTTACAAGTTTATCAATCAAAATACTTAATAGTTTAGCATCTTCTAATTTTTTATGATATTCAAAGTCACATATTTCTTTTTTATCTTCTTTATCAAATTTAAAACCTAATATCTTAGCATCCCTTACGGTTAGATACACTTCTTCTTCCTCAGCTTTATAAACATGAACTAGGAATTTTTTAGGAAAACTTTTATAGTTATTTTTCATTAAGTCATTTTTTATAAAATCAACATTAGTCCAATTACTATTTTTTTCACAAAGAACTTTATACCAGTCTAATTCCTTATCCACAGTCATCAATTCATCATCACGTTCATGATAGAAACTTACTTCAAAAGTAAGATCATCTAATATCTTATAAACACCTTCTACTGCATTTTCACTTAAAATATATTCATCCATATCATTAGAATAAAAACAATCGTCTATATGAATATAACGTTCTTCCCAATCCGAGTATATGATATCATCATCCTCCTCATAATACCAACCTTCAAAATCTCCACTTGCTATATAAACCGAACTAGTCTCATCTAAATAATCACCGTATGGTTCCGACCAAACCGCATTTTCACTATTAACCATACGCTGAAGAAATTCAGACCATTTACCATCTTCTATTTCAGTAAAATCACCCTCAGTATCATCTAATAGATATTGACCACCATTATTAGATATATCGTCATCATTGAAAAGTTCACCAGTTATAAAATTGTATCTTCTGAAAGTATCCATATAAGGATAATATTCATAATCTTCGGGATCCACTTTAACGATAATATCACAATAAAACTCTTCACCATTGAATGTTATTTTTGAAAAGCTATAGTGGTTATTATATGTTTTGTAAGCCCAACCCTTATTACTTGCATATTTTTGAAATTTAACAACATCTGATTGTTCAATAGTATATTGTCTATCCATAAAATACTCAATATCATTAGATTTATTATTACTAAATATTTTCCAAATAAGTGATCTTCCTATTACTTTATCATTCTCTAAAAGAACTAAAAGTTTACAAACATCTGGATTTTTAACATAGATATCGAATAAGTTCTTCTTTCTAGACATACAAGATCTTCCTAAATCACCTTTTTCCTCTCGATAACTTTCGTACCAATAATATTTATCAATATCTTCTCCTTCTACTAATATAAATTTTTCAGCATCCTTTTCACTAGAACTCTTAAATTCATTTACAAACTTTTCAATATCGACATCTGAATATTTACCAGGGAATATTTTTCTTATAAGTTTTCCTATTTTTATAGGGTTTCTTGATTGAGTCCAGAATCCAGGATCATCACTCATCAACATTTTAGAAACATCCATTGCATACTTTGTGGCATTTACACCAACCGGATTCTCAATATTTTTAACAAGACTATCATTTCCATTATAAAGGTTTGAAAGTTTTTTAACGGCATTCCTCATAGTGATGAAAGTGAGTTCACCATCCTTATCACTTCCATCTAAGAAAGTCACATCTGGTTTTACATTTTGTCCTAACTGGTTTAATAAATCATTTGATATTTCACTATTAATACTTTGTAACCTTTTAAGTATATCAGGAGATACATAAAGAGTAGACTCTTTAATCATCCTTTCTAAAATAAACTCATTATATTTTTCAATCATCTTTATTTATATTGATTTTAATCCAAATCTTATGGTATGTAGATTATATTGACTTTTAACATCATCAATACTTAATGATTCATTATATGCTCTAACCATCGCAATGTCACCATCAAAAATATATTTATAGTAGCCAGCAGTTTTACCTATAACAGTTTTACCTAAACCACCACTCCATACTAAGCTCGTGCCTGAACCAGAAAGTGTACTTGAAACACTAACACCATTTACATATAATCTTATATCATTTAAACCCGCAATCACCGCAACAACATGATTCCAAACACCACATATAACAGGTCTAATACTAGTAGTCCCGGATCTTCTTGAACCAACACCATACCCACTACCATTATAATATCCAGCACCTAAATTCATAGTATCAGAACCATCATTTGGAGTTATTACAATTTCAACACCATAATAATTTCCGGGAAACTGTTCCATAGAATCTAATGCAAAAATTCCTTGAGTAACAGGACCTGTCCCACCATTAAGTTTTCTTGGTTTTATCCATGCTTCTAATGTTATCGGGAAACTTGGTGCAATAACAGGTATTCTATCACCACAACTAATCCATGAATCTACCGCATATGTTGTTAAACCGATTGAATAAGTACCATTGAAATTCATAACTCCTACATTACTTGAACTCCAGGTAACTCCGGTTAATAAAGATGCGGTTGTCCCTAAAACAAGACTATATCCTAAATTACTAAAACCATCGTATGATTTTTTATTTGCAGCATCGAAATAAAATAAAATGTTTTTATTTAAAATTTGTTTACTTACTATTCCACTCATATTTTATATATTAAATTTGTTCATTCGAAAAAGATTACTTATCTTTGATTTATGAAAAATATTAAAGAACCATTTGTTATGATCATGATTGGACCTACACTTTCGGGCAAATCAACATACATAAAACAAAATTACTCAGATACTAAAGTTATATCTCGTGACGAGATAGTAATGGAAGTTTTTGGATCTAGAGACTATAATTTAGCATTTAAAGAGGTCGATCACAAAGAAGTCGATCGAGTACTATCATTACGATTAAAACAAGCAAATTCTTTAAAAGAGAATGTTATTATAGACATGACTAATATGGTTATTAAAAGAAGACTATCAACTTTGAATAACTTTGATAAAAACTTTTCACGTATTGCAGTTGTATTTCCAATATTATCCGAGGAAGAATATAATAAAAGAAATGAGATTAGGAATATCAATGAAAATAAATGGATACCACCATTTGTTATAAAATCTATGATAGATTCATATCAAACACCTTCTGAGGAAGAAAAATACGATTCAATCATATTTTTAACTTAACCAGATAGTATGAAAAAAATTAAATTATTTGGTTTTATAAGTCGTTTCTTTAGAGAATTTTATAAAATGATTATATTTGTTAGAATATAAAAATACACTACGGATGACAAATGATGGAACAGTAATAGAAAGAGCTAAGAAAATTAAAGGTGGATGGGTTATACAATCACTATTTGAAATCTTTAGACATAGAAGTGAGATAGCATTAGCTAGTAAATTCAATAAGCTTAGAAGAGATAAAATACATATCTCGTTCTCAGAATCATTTAATGAGGCTGGATATCGTGGTACTCATAATGTGAAAAAAAACTTTACACAAGAGGAATTGGATGCAAATGGTACAACTAAATACTATCAAGTAACTGTTACTAAACACATTAATAGGAATGTTATAAATGGGATAGAACCTTATAATGAAGCCAGTTTAAGAACAACTGACTTTAATGAAGCAAATGAATTTTTCATTAAATGGGTAGAACAACTAGGATTAAATAATGAAGTTTACTTATCAGAGAGATATAAAGATAAAGTCAATAATAAGTTTAAGAAGTTTGATTACCTAACATTCCTTAGAAAAGAAAGTAAAAGTTTATAATTTTTATGCCGAATAGTTGTCTATTCGGCTTTTAGTGTTTATATTTGTAGAAACAAAAACGAAAAAGATATGAATCTAGAGCAAACATACACAATTGATTTCAACAACTTAACATTCTCTGATGGTGATTTTAAAAAATGTGATAAATTCCCTGATTTGATATTGGAAAATGAAGGTTCTGTTTCTTTAGATGAAGAGTGGATCTCTTTTAATCCAGTTGGAAACGAAGATGTTTGTGTTGTTATAGAATACTCACTTAATTTATGTGGATATTTTGACGAATGTCCTGGCGACTATTGGACTCCACCTGCATCTGATTTTTGTTTAGACGAAGCAGTTGTTTCTATCAACAGATTCCTTATTGATGATGTTGAAGTAGAAATGTCTTCTGAGATGGAAAGATTACTTGAGACTATAGTTGAGAAAAAAATTGGAATGTAATATGTATGTAAAATTAATATCGGATGATAACGAAATCAGAGAATTTTGCTATGAACCTCTAAAATCTGGTTGTATCTATAAAGCTACTTTTGAAAACAAAAACTATATAAGAGTTTTCTTTTCTTTAGATGATGAAGAATACGACATAGTTGTACATGAAAGACATCTAAGAACATTGGATCTGGATGAAACAAGAGATTTTAAAATAAATGAATTAGGAATATGAAAAAAGTATATTTTGAAGTTGATTCAAAAAAATGGATATTAGACGAATTAGAAGATATGTATATTTTTAAATATATCGATATAATGACAAATGAAGAAGGCAACGGAATACTTACTTGGCTTAAACGAAATGACCATACAGAGATTGGTATTGGTAAAGAAGATAGGTTATACGGAGTCGAGCTACACGGTGAAGAATATTTATTCGTTGAGACATACAAAGAAGGGAAGTTCTATCTATATAAAAAAGACAATCTTCATTTAGAAAGACTGGTAAGAGACCATAATATAGTTTTCGTAGGAGAAACAAGAAAATGAGATAAGAAACTGAAAGAATCGGATGAATAGTCTGATTTTTTATTTTACAGGAAATCCATAATCAAGCCACCCCGAAACAGGCACTCCTTCTACTGGGGAAACTCCCATTCCAAATTTCAATGATATAACATCATATCCTAACATGCGAAGAGAAATCAACATTTGACTTGATGTATGTCCAACATAACATATTAAAACTATTTTTTTATCTTTAGGAAGTTTGTCTAAATTTTCAAGCAATTCTTTCCAAAAGATATTCTTTGAACCTTTAATGTGACCAGTATTGAAATCTTCTGGTTTTCTTATATCAAGTAGAAAGTATTTATTCGGATCTTTGTCCAAATCTTTTTTGAGATCTAGTGGAGTTATATAGTTCCAGTTTTTGTCAACCTCTTTCATATATGCTTTTAAAGAAGTTAGTATATGGTCTTTTTCCAAATCGTCCTTTGCTTCAAAAAATCTTAAATATTTCATATCATATATATTAAATGTGTAATATTAAATTTTACTATTTTTAAAACACAAAACATAATTTTTTATAAATAGTATTATGTTTATAAATGAAATAATTACACTATTGAGTGTATTACCAAAAGTTGGTGTTGCCACTATATGTGGTGCATTAGTAGGACTCGAAAGAGAGAAACGAAATAAGGTAGCAGGAATAAGAACAAATATACTTATATGTGTTGGTTCATCCATTTTTACAATAACATCTTTCCTTGCAGCAGAGTATTATAATTTGGCTGATCCAACAAGAATGTTATCTACTATAGTAACTGGAATTGGTTTCTTGGGTGCAGGTGCAATTATACAAAATAAAGATAAAATAACCGGATTGACTACCGCAACCCTTATTTGGACTATATCTGCAATAGGTATATTATGTGGAATGGGACTTATTTTAACACCAATAGTTCTTACTATTGGTTTGATATCAATTTCATATTACTTTGAAAAGTTAGAAGATTGGGTAAAAAAACATATTAGCGAAGATGATAGAGATTGAAAGAAAGTTTTTATTAAAAGGAGTTCCGGATTTAAAACCAGATGAGGTTATAAAAATCAAACAATGGTATCTTAAAGTAGATGGTATTTGGGAACGAGCTAGATCAATGGAGTCTAACATATCTGGTATCAAATGGGTTCATACGGTAAAGACAAGAGTTTCTGATATATCGAATATTGAAGAAGAAATAGACTTATCAAAATACGAATTCGACTCATTTGTTAAAGAGTGTAAGAAATCTAACGGTAGATATATAACTAAAGAAAGAAGAATATATTTAGACTCTGATTTGAAATGGGAAGTAGATATTTTTTCGAATAAATGTCATATGATAGTTGCAGAGGTAGAGATACCTACTGAAGATTATGATCTTATAATACCCGAATTTATAGAGAAGAAAAGTCTATTAGAAGTTAGCGGTTTGAAGCAATTTAGTAATAGAAGTCTTTCTAGTCGTATCAAATAATTTTATTTTTTAGATATTCAATGTCTATTTTTGAAATGTCATAATATGGTATCCTTATCATTTTAATATTATTTTTGATACAATATTTATTTTTAAAATCATCAACTTCTTTTTGTTCTTTTAGTCTTTTTAATCCTCCAAATTTATTAACAGGTTCAAAATGTAAAATTCCATCATATTCAATAATTTTTGTTAAAACATTGTTTTCAAAAATTGCGAAATCAAATCTAGGTGTACCACCTTTGTTAGTTTTTAATCCTTTTATAATAAATTGTTCCTTAAATTCTATATCTATATCTTTTAATAATTTTGAAATTAATAACTCACCTTTGGAAAATTTACACTTTGGACAACCTCTTCCTCTTAATATCATGTTAGGATTGGCTAACCATGTATTATCACACAAACAACACTTGAAATTAACTTTTGTATTACTATTAATATATTTATCGATTAAAGTTATTCTATCATCATGAACATATTTCAACTCTTCTAAATATTTTTCATTACTTTTAATACGAGATAATTTTGTTTTCTCATGTCCACATTTTGGACATCCGTTTCCTCTCAATAATGATCTAGCAGTTGGATTCCATACATTATCACAAACTTTACATAAAATTTTAATTTTATCTTCTCCCTTTTTATACTCTTCCAAAACTTCAATCTTATCCCCCCCAATATTCATTAACTCTTTTTAAATAAACATCATTTGATAAAGTATATACTCTTTCAGATTTACTTCTTTTTTGACATTTTACACAACCATTATTTCTTTTTGATCTCAATATATCTCTGTATACTGCAGACCATTCATAACCACACTCACATCTAAAATTTAGTTTAGAACTATCATTTTTATATAATTCTAAATTAGAAATTGATAGTTTAGTATTATGGTTTTTTAATCTAACTATTATATCCATTGTATTTTATTGTTTTCCTTTCTGTATATATTAAACTTTCTATTCTTCATATATATAAGATTATATGGAAAATAAATTAGAATTGAGAATGTATGGATTTGTCAACTACCAACTAACTGGTATACAAATGGGAATACAATTCTCCCATGCTTTAACTGAATATAGTCTGGTAAATTTTAACTCAAATGATTATTTAGATTGGGCCAAATATTGGAAAACTGTAATTCTACTTAATGGTGGTACTACTAATAATAATACTGAGAGATTAGGAACACTTAATCAAACATACAATACTCTATTAGAAAATGGTGTTATATGTTCCTCGTTCAACGAACCAGATTTGGGTGATCAAATGACTGCAATTACTTTTATTATAGATGAAAGAGTATTTAATAGAAAAGTTTATTTAGATTTTGGAGATTGGGTTATGGAAAACCACTTTTCATATCTTCAAGATAGTATGATGAATAGTAGTAAGATAGAAAAAATGAGAAAAGACGGATACTTTTTACATTCAACTGGCAAAGAAAAGATGATCTACTCCGAATGGGTAAAATTTGTTGGTGGTGAGAAGAATGTATTTCTAAGAGATTTTTTAAATCCAAATAAGGTAAAATTAGCATGAATTGTATAAAGATTGGTGATAAAAATTTCTATGTTTTGGAATGTGAAACACAACTCTCATTTGAGAATTGTGCAATTATGTATCTAAAATTTGATATTAAGAATCATCCAGAATATTATGATGAATTTATAAGTTTATATGATCGAGGAAAAATATTTGAAATATATACAATGAAATTTAAATCAAGTCATTCATATATAAAGACAATCGATATAGAATTTAATCGAAATATGTCTATAAGTATCAGATGTGAAAATATATATATACATAGTAAATCTGATATAAGAGATAATTTAATCGATGAGATATTAAATAATAATAAAACAACTTTTATAAAAAAGTAACTATAATAAAAATAACTTTAAACTAAAAATATGGGAAATAATAAAAAATCAAAAGGGGATGAATACCTTAAAGGATTGCCAAATATGAAGGCGACATTTGATGATGATGATGATGATAGTTCTTATAGTTCAGGTAAAAAAACTGACGCAAAGTCTAAAACTCCGGTTCTAGATACATATAGTCGAGATTTGACTAAAATGGCAGAAGATGGTAAACTTGATGCAATTGTTGGAAGAGAGAAAGAAATCGAAAGAGTTTCTCAAATTTTAGCAAGAAGAAAAAAGAATAATCCAATTTTAATTGGTGAACCAGGTGTAGGTAAATCTTCTATAGCAGAAGGATTAGCTTTAAGAATTATTCAAAGAAAAGTAAGTAGAATTCTCTTCAATAAAAGAGTTGTTATGCTAGACTTGGCGTCAATGGTTGCTGGTACTAAATATAGAGGACAATTTGAAGAAAGAATTAAAGCTCTTATGACAGAGATGGAGAAAAATACGGATGTTATTTTATTTATCGACGAAATTCATACAATGATTGGTGCCGGTGGTGCTTCTGGATCAATGGATGCATCTAATATGTTTAAACCAGCATTGGCAAGAGGTGAGATACAAATCATTGGTGCAACTACACTTGATGAGTATAGAAAACATATTGAGAAAGATGGTGCTTTAGAAAGAAGATTCCAAAAAGTTACAATTGAGGCTGCTTCTTCTGAAGAAAGTATGGAAATCTTAAATAATATTAAAGATAAATATGAGTCTCACCATAATGTTGAATATACAACAGAAGCAATTAAGGCTTGTGTTGATTTAACAGATCGATATATTACCGATAGATTTTTACCAGATAAGGCAATTGATGCACTAGATGAGGCCGGATCAAGAGTACATATTTCAAATATTGTAGTTCCTAAAGAAATTACAGATATTGAGAATAAAATAGCCGATATAAAAGAGAAGAAAAATGAAGTTATTCGATCACAGAAATATGAAGATGCTGCTAAATTAAGAGATGTTGAACGTCAATTAAATGAGAGTTTAGAAAAGGCAAGAAAAGACTGGGAAGAAGAATCTTCTAGAAATAAACAAATAGTTACCGAGGATAATGTTGCACAAGTAGTCTCTATGATGACTGGTATTCCTTTACAAAAAGTTGGTGAGAAAGAAAATACAAGACTTGCTAAGATGGGTTCTGAGATTTGTGGAAAGGTTATTGGTCAAGATGATGCCGTTAAGAAAGTTGTAAGAGCAATTCAAAGAGGTAGAGTTGGTATGAAAGATGCTAACAAGCCGGTTTTTTCTGGAATGCTTATTGGTAATTCGGGAGTTGGTAAAACCGAGTTAGCTAAACAAATTGCAAAATATTTATTTGATTCTGAAGATTCTTTGATTCGATTAGATATGTCAGAATATATGGATAAAATCTCTTTATCTAAAATACAAGGTTCTGCACCAGGATATGTTGGCTATGAAGATACCAATGTTCTTGATAGAATTAGAAGAAAGCCTTATTCAGTTATTCTTTTTGATGAGATTGAGAAAGCACATCCAGAAGTATTTAACCTATTCTTACAGATGTTAGATGATGGTCAAGTTACCGATTCACACGGAAGAAAAGTAAGTTTTAAAAACTGTATTATCTTAATGACTTCAAATGTAGGTACTCGATTAGTTAAAGATTTCGGTACAGGAGTTGGATTCTCTACAAAGAATAAAGAAAATGTAAGAGATGAAGAAATCAAAGGTATCCTAGAGAAAGAGTTGAAAAACAAATTCGCACCAGAGTTTATCAACAGAATTGATGAAATTATCTACTTCAGAGATTTAGGTAAAGAAGAGATTCTTAAAATTGTAGACTTAGAGTTAGTTAAAACTGTTAAAAGGGCTGCAGATATTGGTTACCCAACTGAAATAACTGAAACTTTGAAAGATCACTTAGTTGAAGTAGGGTATGATCCTAAATATGGTGCTAGACCTTTAAAGAGGGCAATTCAAAGATGGGTTGATGATATTGTAACAGATTATATCATTGAGAATAATCCAAAAGAAGGGACAAAATTCTTACTAGATTATAACAAAGAAGATGATGAATCATTTGTTATTATAGAAAAGGCCACTAGGAAGCCAAGAAAGAAAAAAGATGAATAATAAAAAAGAGAGAGTTTAAAACTCTCTCTTTCTTTTTTTATATAAATAAGTAATTAAATTCAAACTCTTTATTCTATTAAAATTCCAGAAAAATAAAATAAATTTTATGATACACATTTTATGGGCAACAATTCGCCCTCAACAATTTAAAGAAATGCACACTGAATGGATTAAACGAGCAGATAATCCATCAAATATACAAACCTACGTTGCGGTTAATTGGGAACAACAGGCTACAGAATTAAAAGATTATTTAAAAAATAACTTTTTAATTACATTAAATACAAATAAGATTGGTGTTTGTTATCCATCCTATCAATTATCTTCTAACTTAGGTATTAAGATGGGTAAATGTGAAGATAGTGATATTGTTATCTTTGCAAGCGATGACTTTATGGCACCACAAGGATGGGACACGTACTTAACTAATAAGTTAGAAGGGAAAGGAGATGTTGGATTGATGGTTAGAGATGGCTATCAATTACCAGACTCATCTAATATGTTACATCCTGCCATTACTATTCCTATAATGACTTATGGTTGTTTAAGAAAAATGAATGGAGTTATATACCATCCCGCATACAACCACATGTTTAGCGACTGTGAGTTATATAATAATTTAAAAGATTTAAACCTACTTTACGACGATAGGTTGAACGATGAGACGATGTTTGAACATTTACATTACGCTGCCGGTAAAAGAGAAGCAGACCAAGCAGACCAAGCTTATAATGCTAAATGGGGTGAAGATGATATTACTTGGAAGAATAGACAATCTATGTCTGTTGAAAAAAGATTGGAAGTTAATTAATGAAAGTATTTACAACAATAAACCCATATGGTAATTTTGATGCACAAAAAGAGGCAATCGATTCTTGGTGTAAGGAATATGATGTTTATACCGTAAATACGGAAGAAGAGATAGAAATTATAAAAGATTTATATCCTGATGTTAACATAGTTAAGACCAGAAAAACATTTCAGGTTGATAAAAAAACTTTGGTAAGATTAGATGCTATATTAGATGCTATAAAATTGACTAATACTGATAAATGTGCTATAGTTAACTCTGATATTATACTTAATAAAAAAATAAAACTAAATAAATTCTTTGATGATTCCTTAGTTATAGCAACGAGATGGGAATTGGGTGATGTCCCTTCTTACCCATTTCCCGATGGATATGATTTGTTTATTTTTGATAAAAAAAATATTGAACTTTTTTACAATAAAAACTATGTAATTGGAATGCCATGGTGGGATTTTTGGTTACCTATGGTTGCTAATCGTTTAGGGATTAAAATATATCATATAGAAAATGAGATTATAAACCACCGTACACATAAGACAAACTATGATTATATCAGTTGGACCGAATTTGCAAGTTTCTTTTATTCTGATATGATTAAATTAGGTGGTGTTTGGAGAATAGATGATTCTATAACTTCTAATCCAGATGATTATTTAAGAGGGAAGGATGGATTATTTTGTACACAGATAAAAAAATTCATCGAAACAACAAAAATAAATATTAAAATATGAAAATAACATTTTTTACAACAAGTACATTTTCAGATATACAAAAAACACAAGATGAATGTATAAGAAAAAATTTCCCAGATTCTAATCATATTAAATTCGATGGTAGAAAGGGATGGTTTATGGTTTGGTATGATTGGTTGAACTTTTCAAAAGATTTTGAATCAGATTGGTATGTACATATAGACGAAGATTGTTTTATAACATCTAATGATGAGATAATAAATCTTATTAAAGAAATGGAAGATAATAATATTGATATTGCCGGACCTCCAGATGGTCATTTTGAGTATAGGAGTGGTAATCACATGGCGCTTAATTCATTTTTTATGATAATGAATAGAAAATGTATAGACACTTGGCATAATAGGAAAAAAATTCCACAATTTAAAAAGGAATGGATAGAGGATTATCCATATGAGAAAAGAAATCATTCACACTATGAGTATAATATGGAATTTGGATCTTCTGGTAAACCTTTGGGTATGATTTGGAAGCCAGAAACAGAGCCTTATTATGATTTTATGTGGGTTTTGAAAGACAATGGAATAAAATTTAAATATTTAGAACCTGTTTTTGGTGAGGAATTTCAGACAACAAATCTACTAAATAATACTATAATACATATGTGGCATCAAAGAGAAAGATTTGTTGATAGCATAGTTTCTCCTATTCATAAAATACCTAATAAATCTAGGTTTGATCGTGTTATAGAAAAAATAAATTTATTAAATGTCTAAAAATATAATAGCTTATAGTCTTTGGGGTGATGACCCAATGTATTGGGTTGGTGCACTAAAAAATATAGAATTGTCTAAAATTTATTATCCCGGTTGGATTTGTAGATTTTATATTGATAAAAATTCAAAAACAGAATTAATAGAAACAATTAAAGGTGATAATGTTGAGGTTATATTAGTGGATTCAAAGGACTCATTCCACGGTATGTTTTGGCGATTCTGGGCATCTGAGGATTTAGATGTTGATATATTTTTATCCAGAGATTGTGACTCTAGAATATCTGAGAGAGAAGTAAATGCCGTAAATGAGTGGCTAGAATCAGATAAAGATTTTCACATAATGAGAGATCACCCTTATCATACGGTTCCTATTTTGGGTGGTATGTGGGGTTCACGAAATGGATTAATGAGAAAAATTGAAATAATTAAATTAATTGAAGGTTGGAATCAGTTTCAGAGAAAGGGAATTGATCAAGACTTTTTAGGAAAATGTGTTTATTCACTTATCACCAATACGGCGATGGAGCATTCAGAATTTGGTTTGAATTTTGGTGGAGAGACTAGATTATTCCCATCTAAAAGAGTAGATTATGAATTTGTTGGTGATGTTTTTGATTCAAATAATGAGAGACATCCTGATTTTTGGAAAATAATAAAAAATTTTTAGGATAATGTCAAATAGAAAAAATGTAATAATATTGGTATTGAGTCATTATCAAGAACCTTATGTTATGTTGGAGAATTGTATAAAAAAAACTTGGGCAAATCATAATCTAGATAATGTAAAAGTATTTTTTTACCATGGTGGGCAAGATGAGTACATTTATGAAGATAAAATAATAACAAACTATCCGGAAGGTTATAATAATATAGGGTATAAAACTATTAGAGCTTTTGAGATTTTATTAAAAGGTAATAATTTTGATTATATCTTTAGGACCAATAGTAGCAGTTATGTTAATATTGAGAAGTTAGTTGACTATTTAGATGATAAACCTTTTAATGAGTTTTATAACGGTATTATAGGTAATCATGGTGATATAAATTTCGCTAGTGGTTGTGGATATTTTATATCCAAAGATTTAGTTGAAAAAGTAGTAGAAAATAGAAATAAATGGAATCATCAGTTTATAGATGATGTAGCACTTGCTTGTTTATTAAGAGATATTGGAATTTATCCAACTTTTTCTAAAAGGTTGGATATAAAAAATACTCCGGTCCCGGATAATATTTTTGATTATTTTCATTTTAGATGTAAAACTATTGGTGATAGAACTGGTGATGTTAGAATAATGAATGAATTAGAAAATAAATTAAAAAAATTAAAAACTTAATACATATAAATGAAAATTGATTACGCGATAGTAGCTTCTGATAGTAATCCTATGTATTTGGATTTCTGGCCAATTGTTAGGGATCTTTGGATTAAATTAATTAAAATAAAACCTATATTAGTTTTAATATCTGATAAGGATTTAGTTACCGATAATGACGACCATATAATACATGAAGTAAAATCAGTTGATGGTTATTCAACAGCCTTTCAGTCACAAATTGTTAGAATGTATATAACAAAATATTACCTAGATGATGTTTGTATAACATCCGATATAGATATGCTACCTCTCAGTCATTATTATTTTAATAATATAGTTAATGAACTAAATGATGATAGTTTGGCTATATTAAGTTCAGATGCTTATAACACAACTAGATATCCGTTATGCTATAATGTTGGCAAAGGTCAGATATTTAACGATGTTTTGGATTTAAAATGTGAATTTGGTGAATATTGTGATAGGTTGTCAAAGTTTGAACAGGGATGGGATACTGATGAACTTTATTTCGGTAAATGTGTTAATGAGTTTAATTATAGAGATAAAATATATCTAACTGAGAGAGGTTGGAAATATGGTATGGCTATGAATAGGATTGATAGATCTAATTGGGTTTATGATATTGATACCTTAAAAAAGGGATATTATATAGATTGTCACTCACTTAGACCATATTCACAATATAAATTGGAAATAGATAAAATGATTAATAACCTATGGATTTAACAAAAGATTCACTTCCTTTTATAACTGGGATGGGATATAGAAAGAAATGTGATTTTATATACGATGAGTTTTATCAATTTGATATTAATAAAGTTAATCAATTTGATGGGATGAAGATATTTGTTAAAACAGATATGTTAAATGATTTTAAATCAATTATTCTTCCAAATATTAAAAATAAATTTATATTATATACACATAATAGTGATCTTTCTATAAATGATAGTTATTTATCAATAATGAATAATGATTATTTACTAAAATGGTATGGTCAGAATATTAACTTTTTACATTATAAATTATTTTCTATTCCAATTGGAATTGCGAATATTAGGTGGCCACACGGTAATACCGATATTATAAAAAAGGTAATGATAGAAAATAATAAAAAAGTAAATAACGTATATTGTAATATAGATATTAATACTAATATGAATGAAAGAACAACATGTTTAAATAGTATATATCCAATTAAAAATTCAGAAAGAGTTGATTTTGAGTCCTACTTACGTGAGATATCTAAAAGTTATTTTGTTATATCACCAAATGGTAATGGTATAGATTGTCATAAGACTTGGGAGTCTATATACTTTAAATCGATTCCAGTCGTCACGAATAGTATAAATATTTCTTACTATAAAGAATACCCTATTTTAATAATAGAAAAATGGTCAGATTTAAAAAATATAAGTTTAGATGAGAATCTATATAATAAAATAATGGAAAAGTATAAAAACTTTAAATTATTATCGTAAACTTTACCATTAAACTATCTTATAAAGATAGTAAATATTGAGTAAACACAACCAATAAATAAAAAATATAATATTAAAATGAAAGAAATAGAATTAATTTATAAAGAACAGTGTAATATTTCATCTGATATCAATGAACATTTACCTACTTTATTAAAATATGGTAAAGAATGTGATCATATAACTGAGATGGGAGTTAGATGGGTTTCATCAACTTGGCCTTTGTTGATGTCCAATCCAAAAAAAATGATTAGCTATGATATTGTAAAAAACCAAAAAATAAATGATGTGGTTGAAATTGCAAATAAATATGGCATTGATTATACTTTTATAGAATCTGATGTTTTGAATATTGAAATAGAAAAAACAGATTTATTATTTATTGATACTTTACATACCTATAACCAATTAATACAAGAATTGAATTTGCACTCAAATAAGTCATCAAAATATATAATTTTACATGATACAACATCATTTGGTTTAGTTGATGAAGAAATATATGAACATGCGAGTGATGATATTAAGAATAAATCTACAAATAAAAACGGATTATGGAATGCGGTTTTAGATTTCTTAGAAACAGAAAATGGTAGTAAATGGTTAATATATGAAAAATATGAAAATAATAACGGTTTAACTGTATTAAAAAGAAAATAAAATTTGAGTAGTCACAATTATACCACTAATTATTAATAGTTGCAATAACTAATCTATTAAATAGTCTGAATCCAAAGTACTCAAAAATAAAATAATGAAAGTTGGTAGATATACATATGGACATAATAACATTAATTTATTTTCTTGGGGAGAAGGTTCTCAATTACATATTGGATCATTTTGTTCTATTGGTGGTAATATAAAAGTATTTTTAGGTGGTAACCATAGAACTGATTGGGTAACTACATATCCTTTTGGTCATGTTGAGTTAGGAACATTTGATAGATTTAATGGACAAGGCCATCCTAAAACTAATGGTGATGTTATAATAGGTAATGATGTTTGGATAGGAACCAACACAACTATAATGAGTGGTGTTAAAATTGGTGATGGTTCAGTTATAGCAAATAATTCACATGTTGTTAAAGATGTTCCCTCATATTCAATAGTTGGTGGTAATCCGGCAAAAGTTATTAAATATCGTTTTGGTGATGAAATAATAAGTAATTTATTAAAACTAAAGTGGTGGTATATGGATGAACAAATAATTAATGAAATATCACCTCTTTTATGTTCATCTAATTTTGATGATTTATTTAGTAGATTTAATTTAATATGAAAGATAACATAAACGTAGAAGATGAACTTCTGAAGATTCTTTCTGAAGAACTCGCAAAGAACATAGATGCTGATATAATAAAAAATATTCAGAATATGGCTTCTTCAAAATCTTGGAAAAGAAAGAACTCTATTGATAAACTTTATAATAAGATTAAAGACGTTGAATAATCTGAGGTAATGCACCAAGTTCCAGAACCTTACTCTTATCCAAGATAAACTCTATATCATAGAAATTAAAGTGGAAGGTCATTGTAAAGTCTTTAGCAACAACTTTTTGTTGTGAATAATTAAAGGTATTATCCGACAAAGATTTTAATATAATCTCATAAAATCTTATCACATATAATGCGTCCCTATGTATATCTACACAAGTTATAGTAAATGGATTTAAGAATGCGTTTTCAACATCAAGGTAATGTTTAGTCAATACATCAAACATAAGCCAATAATTTAAATCGGCATCTACTGATCTAAATGTAACAGTCAACTCATGAGTTGTTGTTATATCTTGAACATTTTGTGCAGGTTTAAATTGTCTTTCTTTACCTCTCATTAATATTTGCTTTGGCATATCAAATGATATTCCTGGAAAATTAACAGACTTAATAGTAGAATTAAGATAATCTATAACATTCTCATATTGTACCCAATTCTTCTCTAAGACGGGTTGATATGTATCTATAGTTTCTGGCTTTAAGAAATCTTGCGGTAAATTAAAGACAAATTGGGAGGACTGACTGGAAAGACGAATAACTAATGGGACTATTTTTTATTTACAATTAAATTGTAATTTCTATATATATTTAATTTTAGATTCCTCTAACCCTTTTTAGTAGGTGCCGTTTCACTTGTTATTAATTTTCTAGTAACCACTGCGGTTTCTCTAGGTAATTTAGGATCTTGATTTATAGCCGAATTACCAACTACCACAGAATCTTTATTAAGATCTGAAACATTTTTAAGATTATCAAATATTTGATATAATCCAGTATAAACTACAGAAGTATTTCCCTGATTAAATGATGTTATATAAAATATATTTACACCTGATTCATATATCTTTTTAACACTTAAAACTTTACTTTGTGGTAATTTAAACACAATTTGTCCTAATTTAAGATTTATATCACTTGATTCTATCATCAATGGAAACTCCTGTGTTGTGTTATCATTTTTAAAAACAAGTTTTATCTCACCTAAACCTGTCATATCTAAATAGTCTGGCTTCAATGGATCACCCGATGCAATTATAAATTTAATTATATTATCAAATGGGTATATCTTTATTTGCATTTTTGCATTTCCATAGAAGGTATTATTATTAAAAACAGAATTTTCTGATTTACCTATTATGTTAAATTTATCTACAAGGACTGGATAAGGAACCTTTATTGTTTGTACTTGTGTAGTATTAGAATTACCACCAAATACACCACCATTATTACCAACACCTGCACCAAAACTATTTCCACTTCCTAAGTCACCTTTATTTACTGCTATACCAACATTGAATCCTGCACCACTTGATGCCATATTATTTGTTCTACCTCTTGGTGTTGTAGTCCTACCCATTGCGTTAGTAACACCTAGTAAAGATGCATCAATTGCATTTTTAACATTATAGATTTTAGGCTTTGTGGCATTTGTTAAATTTATTTTTAACATATTTGTACTATATTTAGAAACTTCATCTTGTAACATACCATATGATGCTCTCCTTAGAATATACGAATCATCAACAGAATCGATAAGTCTCATCTCAACATCTATTATTGCGGTTGTAGTAGAAAATTTTATAATTGGTCTATATTCTATTGTTTCATTAAAACCATCATGAACAGTTACAGTTGTTGTTTTCCCACGAATATTTTGTTCATATGTTGTTATGTTATATTGTACATAGTATCTATGTCCCATAGTAAATGAATCATCTATGAACTTTTTGAATTCTGCAATATTATCATTATAGGTTCCGTGAATTTCAAAAAAGTCCCCTTCCGTCGAGTGTTTTACAACAAGACCTAATCTTTCAAATTCTGGAGTTTGTGGGATTGTAGTTGTTACTTTTCCTGCAAGTATGTATGTTGATATACCATTAACTTTTTGTATACCATCAATGAAGAAAAAGTCGATAAAAATTGGTGCAGTTATACTCAAACCGATACCATTTGTAAGGTTGTAATTTATACTATCTTCTTTTGGACTACCATCAACTTTTTGAGTTGCGATTTCATTTATAGCCGGAACCTCTATTTCTATAGTTTTTCCCCAAAGTTTTTCTTGAAATAATAAAGGTGGTGTAGAATAGTTTAACAAATATTGCTGAGAAACATTTGTCATATCAAAATAGAAATTGGAAATCTCAAATGGGTTTGTATTGGTCTCATCTAAAGTATAAACTCTGATATAGAAACCTAAGTGTTCACCAAAAGTCCAATTTATTGGTATATGAACTTTAATAGTATCATGTCTAACAGGAATACTAGAAGAAAATTCTTTATACTGAAGATATGAGTAATAATCTGGGTTTACGATACCATATTTTCCAGAAACAGAATCTAACTTAAAAAGTTGATTCTCTTGACCTTTAATATTTGTATTACCTGTACCACTTAAGTCTCCTGCTATATACGATCTTCTGTTATCTCTTGAGTCAACCAGTATTTTATACTGGTCACTAATCATGTTACCATCATTATAGATATATTCTAATAATATATCTCTATCTAACTTAACATATTTTGAAATTTTAGCCATTTGAGAGTTGAAATCTTTTTATTATATATAAAAAAAGAAAACCTCTCGCTACTACAAGAGGTTTTCTTTTGTCAATCTTTTTCTGACAATATCTACTATATCATCTTCAGATAAATTTGAATGAGCCTTACAAATATTGCTATATAACTGCTGTTCTTCAATTGCCAACTTTTCAATTTCTTTATTTAAAGGTTCTAAAAATTTCTCGATTCTATTACCCTCATCCTCAATTTCTGAGAATATTTTTAACAAGTCGTCTTTAACTTCATCATCCGACCCATTTTTTTTACCTTCTTTTATCCTTATATTTAATTTCTCAAGATCATCGTATGCCTTCTCTAACTTTAATAAAGTTACTTCTGCCTTATTTTTATATAAATCTAAATTAGAAGTTAGTTTTAAATAGGTTCTTCTAATATTTATTGCAGCTGTTAAAAATCTCTCATCAATCATTTTGCTCAGTCTCTTTTTTTACTATATTTATATCTTTTGTCGAGTCTGTTAAGTCTCTTTTAAGATTTCTTTTACTCGAAATTGGTTTGGTAACTGATTTTTTAGCAACTGGCTTTTTAGCAACTGATTTTTTAGCAACTGGCTTTTTAGCAACTGACTTTCTTGTAGTTTTTTTCTTATAAACCATTTCACTTATTTTCGCCTTTATACTTTCTTTTAAAACCTTTGGGTCTTTTAATAATTCATTCATAAATTCCTCGGCCAAAAAGTCAATAATACTTTTTTCGTATGAGTCTTCCATCATTTCTATGAAATCTAATCTTGGTATTTTATTTTCCAATTTCAAATCAAGGTTGAAGTTTACTGATCTTTTAACACCTCTAAACATTGTGTAAATGGGATCTTCTTTGGGTTGTAAATATACCTTTTCGTTATTACTATCAACATCAACACTTTGAACATGTGGTTCCTCATTGGTAAAAGATTTTGAATCTACAAAAGGTAACTCATTTAATTCTTCACTATCCCCAAGTATTTTAGCAAAAACTTCATTTTGTCGAGAAGTAGATTCAGTATTAACATTATTAACTCCATATTTTCTAGCCAACTCTTCCTTCTCATCATCAATAGTACCATATATCACCGCACTATCATCTTCTACAGGTGGTGTATACCTACTATCGATATTTACTACTGGTTTAATCTCACCATTATCATCAGGTAATCTATCCGTTGGAATGGTTTTTATTTTCTCAAATAAATCATCATATGCATTTTGTGTATTGAAAAATGAAGAAGGATCTATTTGTTCTGTAAAATGATTTGGATCCATAAGTCTCCTTTTATCAATTTTAGTTTTATTTTCTAGAATTGCTATATTTTCAAACGAATCAATTACTTTTATAATTTCACCGGTTTTGTTGTCTTTAAATGTCTTATTATTTAGACTCATAATGATTTTTATTTTTTAGAGCAAGTGTTCTGATTTGAACAGAATCTCTATACTGGTAGTATAGCGCATTACTTATGCTAACACTGCATTTATTTATTATAGTAATTTATCTAGTAAAAGTTCAAATTTTAATTGACCACAACCATATATTTTTGATAAACCCAATTCCTTAGTTATTTCATCTTCTGTTCTGGAAGTATTATATCCTAGTTTTCTTAACCTACTTTTTGTAAATTTTTGTTTGTTTATACGAACACTCTCGTTTATATACTTATAATCAGGCTTTGATATATTAGATAATTCAAATCCTAATTTATAATAAAGCTTCCCATTACTCCAACTTAAGTCTGCATAACTAATTATCCTATTTGGTTTATAATATTTTATGAAATGTTTTAATAACTTAGAAGCCCCTCCGATTACATTTATATTTAATTTATTACAGAACCTAGATAAATTCCACCCACCTTCTTGCATTACTCTTCTACCTTCTAAATTATCAAATGTCATCAAACTAACCAATTCATCTTTATAATATAAACCAATTCTTATTTTTGATCTTATGAAACCTTGTATATGATTATTATCTAAAAAAAGTTTATAATCTAACTGACCAACTTCTCTAATCTCACACTTTCTTGCATATATTTTATTAGTTGATGATCCAATCCAATTTATAATTTGACTTTTAATTATTTCTTTTTTGTTGTCCCAATCATCTTCCCAGATGTGTATTATTCTTATACCTCTATTTTTAAAATAATTTGTTTTATCTATGTGATAGTTTCTATCTTTATACTCTTCGGAATGCCAATATAGACCATTGAATTCAAAACCTATTTTCAAATCAGGTAAATAAATATCTATTTCTAAACCATCTCTATACGAACTTATTATTTTACCCTCATAAATTGAATTTATATAATTTCTTAATTCAATTTCTTTAAGAGATGAGTTTTCACCAATTGGGAAACATATTGTACATAAAGGTAGATTTGAATTATTTCTATTATGGAAATTAACACTACTTATTTGAAAAGTATGAGAATTACCACAATCACATTTAAATTCAGAGATATTATTAGAAATATAACTTATATAATTTTCATGATTGTTAATTATAAGATTTTTTCTGAAAATCTCATTTGCAACCGGATTATACTTTATACTATTTTTAAATTCATCTGTTTTAAAATAACTATTTACTTTGTATTTTTTATAAAACTTATCATTCAAATTCTTAACAATGTTTGGTAAAAACATAATGTTTTCAACGCCATACTTCTCTAAATTTGTATCAATTATCTTCTTTTTAATTATAGGTGATTTACTGACACATTCAAAGCCATATTTCTCTAAGTTAGTCTTCTTAACCTTTTCTTTAATTTTAGTATTACTAGATGAATGTGTTACACCATATTTCTCCAAGTTTGTATCAATTACCTTACTCATCAAAATATTAGATTGATATGTATAACCACCATATTTCTCTAAGTTAGTCTTCTTAACCTTTTCTTTAAATAATTCAACTTGTGAAACATTTTTAAAACCATATTTCTTTATATTACTTAATTCCCTCTTATTATTTATTCTTTCAATATCATCTCTTTCTAAGCTTTCCCAATATTTTTTAATATTATTGGATATTTCATTAGATTTAGATAACATTTTAATACTTTTGGATTTTTTACTAGATTCTAATTTTGAAACATGATCAACACCATATTTTTTTAACAGACTCTTTTTAGATTTATATTTCTTTGAATCTAATTGATTCGTTGATTCAACACCATATTTTTCTAAATTTGTTTCCTTTGATTTTAAAACTCCACATTTTATAGAACACGAAAATTTACCATTTATTGATATATTCCTATTATAGTTTTTATATGAAACTTCTTTCTCATTATTACAATAATCACACTTTGATAAAATCATAACATGTGATCCTTTTGGTAAATGTAATATATCAACTTTTATATACTTATCATCTATATCATATCCCAAGTTTTTATAATATTTGGAACTTTTAACTAATACTAGTTTACTAATTATCATATTTTATATATTAAAAGTGGTATACCCTGTTATATATTTGAAACAAAAAAAAACTCTAATGAAAATTAGAGTTTTTTTTTGTGTTTCAAATGAAAATTAAAGGTCTGCAAAGAAATCATCCTCTTCTGTAGAGGTTGTAGATGTTGCAGTTGCTTTCTCAGAAAAGTTTTCCTCAAAAGAAAAATCTTCTGATGATGGTTTAGACTCTTTAGATCCACTAAATGAAGAACTTGCTTTACCAGTTAAAAAGTTTGAAATCTCAGTAATTTTAACTTGTTGCTCCTCAGTCAATCTTTTTGGTGAGAAATCTTCCAAGTCAACACTTCTTTCTAATAAGAAATTTTTAACAACCGCTTGTGCATTCGGTGCGATTTTACCATCTTCTAAAGGTGCATTTTTGAAAATACCATTTTTGTAAATAGGTAAAGATGTTGTTTCTCCTTTAAACATACTCATTTTGTAATCAGGGTATGTTTCATCACCAGTTTGAATTTTCTTAACAACAAGAACGAAATCCTTTCCAGCTGATAAGTCAAAAACATTACAAGGAACTCCAGATATTTCTCCGTTTTTCTCAGCCATGATTTTATCTTTAATAGTTTTACCGTACTGGAAAACCATAATCTTACCAACTAATTCTGGTTGTTGTTCATCTTCTAATACTAAAACATAAGAGTAGTATTTTTTAGAATACTTTAACTGTTTTGATTTCTCCATCAAAACTGCATTTTTAGAATTCTGCATCTGGTAGTATAAATCAGTTAAAGGACATTTCTCATTAAAGTTTTTCGCAGAATCAAACCATCCACTTAACTCTCTTGCAGATTTAATATCTACGTAATGCGAGATCTTCTCGATCGCAGATTGCCCTATCTTACCCTCTTGTGTTAAGTTAGGTAAAAATCTTACTACAGATCTCCATCCCTTTTTCTCATCTTTTGTCAATTTAAGATCTACTCTGTAGATTCCGTCATTGTTGTTACTCGATTTTGCTTCGTTTAAGAAGTCCATTTTACTATCCAATCCTCCATTGAATAAGTCATCCATTTCATTTGCCATAATTTGCTTTTTATTTGTTTTATTTACTAAACACCTTGTCTAGTTATTATTTATATTAAATTTTTGTATAAAAGTTTAGGTTATTTAAATAATTTTTCTTATATTTAAGAGTTTATAATACTAAATAATTCATCTTTTAAATGAAGTCTTTTTTGTTTAATCTTTGTTAGTTCATCATCAGTAAAGTTTTCACTAACTTCAAGTCTATGTATATCTTTATTTATTTGGTGATACTCGCCAAATAACTTCTTGAAATGATTATTAGAAATCTTTAATTCATGAATTCTTTCCTCGTGTTGAGGAAACTCGTGATGTAAATCGTGTTTTTCCATTTTATTTATTTTTTATTTATGAGTTTTATATAATAGGTTTTAAAATATGTTTTGTATTTGAATAAATTATTTATCTTTGTTAAACACTAAAAAAATAAGATAATTATGGAAAGAATTTCAATGAAAGAGTTTATCAAACAAAAATATGGTGAAACAGATAAAAGTGTTAAAGGTAAAACTGCTACTAAAAGAGCTACTAAGAAAGTAGAGAAAAAAGAAACTGGTAAGTATATTACTAAGATTGTTGATGGTGTTAAGTATATGGTATTAAAATAATAAAAATCGATAAATAATGGAAAAAGTTAAAAACTTTACAGAAAAAGAGTTCAATGAACTTCCGGAAGATATGATGTACGAAGAAATGGGTGGTAATATGGTTAAATGTGCATGGATAGAAGATAACTCAATTATGAAACTAATTATACAATAATATGAGTTCAAAAATTTATATAAAAAAAAGACTCAAAATGAGTCTTTTTTTAAGTATTTCATTTATGGTTTAATAATATAGGTAATTTCATATTATTTATTTATTTTTTTAATATTCAATTTAAGTTATAATTAAATATTGAATCTGCATCTAAATCATCGTCAAAGTCTTCATCTTCCGAATCATCATAATCGAATTGGAATCCCAAATCAACAAGTTCTGCCATAACTTCATCAGTTAACTTAAGATCACCTTTTCTTTCTTCCATGTAGTTATCAAACATACTTGCAGTAAAGATTCCTTTTTCATCTCTGATTTTTTGTAATCTTGGTAGTAAGTCTTCTGCAATCTCCCTTGCCAAAGTCTTATCATTGTAGTTTTCAAATGTTTTTAAATATCTCATAGTTTATATATTAAAATTTTATAGTGATAAACTATCACCACCTCTTGAATTAAACACAGGACTTTTATCTTTATCTCCTTGAATTCCACCCTTTTTAAAGTAGAAACCATCTTCTTTCATTTTATCAGTTATTTTAGAAATAGTGATAAAATCTTCAATAGTTATTTTTGTTTTTATTGTTTCCATAGATTCTTCAATCTCGTCCAATGTGTATTTTTTATCATCAGGAAATGAAGTATCAGGAGTTTCTGATAATTGAAACCATTCAAAAAACTTTTCAATCTTACCTTTTATATTCATATCAGGTTCACCAGAAGTTCTCTTCACTAGATTATCACTTAAATAAGTAGTAATCGGTGTATAAATAATATACTCTGTTATGTCATCATAAAACTTAGTGATTGTTGGTCTAACATCATCAAATAAAATTGTACCAGGTCCCCATAAATAAGAAATTAGTGCTAGTTTTAAAACTCTACTATCTTGTTGTGTAATCGTTTGTGGACAAAAAGTATTTTCTTTAGTAAGAATCTCAAATAATGGATTTAGAATACTCTTTTCTTCTTCATCAGCTTCATTCTTCCACTGGTCAAACCATTTTTTATCTACACCATCACCTACATAAGCAATCATAAAAACTCCACCAATATTGTTTATATCAGATTTTGATATCTCTGCTAACTTAGGACAACCTTTTGCTTCCAATAACTCAGTAATTTTTTCTTGTTCACCATCTTCACCATCAGTTGTAATTAGACAATTACCTTTAAAATCTGTTGATTTCGTCCAGTGTTCAATTCCGATTTGACCAGCTAAATAAGTTTTACCAGTAGCACTTGGTCCACATAGTAAAAATAATTTTTTTCCTTGACTATCTAATTTTTCCAAGATAAGTCTAAATTGTTCGTATAGTTTTAAGTATTTCATAGTTTACCTTCTGTCTAAAGGAGTATCACCCCAAATATCATCATCTAATAGATCCGCTGATGGGTTCATATCACCTTTTATCTTGTTTATTCTAATGTTTTTCTGGTTTTTGTTGAAGCACCATTCTGCCATTTCGAAAATATCTTCCAATATAGTCCAGTCTGCTAAAAGACATTCTTCTACTCTTTTGATATCAAGTAAATAAAGAACATGATTGTTCTTCTTTACACACCCTCGTTCGATGAATTCTTTCTGTGTTTGTAGATTCCATCCTTGTCTATATTTTTTATCGGCCTCTACCTTACAAATTCTTATGGCACCGTCGTCAAATGTTAAAGTATATCTAAGATATTTACTATCCTCATCAATGTCGTGTTTAGAAACAATCTCATATGGAGATACACCTCCTTTTTCTAAAAAGGATTTTAAATTCTTAAGTCTTTTTAGATAGTCTTCTCCAATCTGGTCGTCTTCAGACTTCTTCTTTTTAAAGAAGTCAAAAAATCCTTCATATGTCTTTATGTTCTTCATATCTTATTTTAAAAATCCTTCCTTTTTAAGTTTATGACAAGATTCTATAACCTCATCTTTTGTTAATTCAAATCCAGTATACTCATACTCATTTTTCAAAGCCACAAAAAAAGTATTATCGAGTTGAAATCTTTCTACTAAATCAGCATCTAATAACCCACAAAGCATCGAAAGTAATTTGATATGGGTTGGTGTATTCTTCAACCACTCATCATGTCCTTCGGTTCTTGGAAATATCATATCATCAGGCAACTCATTATATTTATCAGTCAGTGAAAAATATTCTTCATTTATCGCCTCATTAAACCTTTTTAAGTATTTCATATCTCGTTTTATTTTTATATATCTTTAACTTTCTTTACTTTAAATGGACTCAACATACCTTTTAAATTCCAAGAAGAAACGAATTTTTTATTATGCTTTTCATAATCTTCATATGACTCAATACCCGAATCAATAGGGTTTTGAATATATTGTATATTAGCACCTTGCTTGTTCATATCAGAGATACGATTTCCGATATCTGTTTTAGCAGACATCTTCATAACTTTTTTTAACTGATTTACTGATTGTTGTCTTGGTAATGCCTCATTCGTCATTTCAAAATCTTCAAATCTTAATATCTTCATAAGTTATATATTATTTTTCAAAAACAAAAAAACCTCGTTTAGTCGAGGTTTTTAAATATATGTGCTATGACATCCACGGTCCAGCCGTTTCCAAGCATTGCATATCGATGTGTATCTGCAACACCTTCTGTATAACCATCCGGTACATTCTGAAGTCTTTCACATTCAATCGGTGTAAGCTTTCTGAATTTACCATCTTGTAAAAGTCTTAGAGAGTTATGACAAGGGTGTGTGAGAGTAGGGCTTTTTCTATCTTTTTTATATCTCTTGTTATAGACATCTATACAACAAATATTGGGAGCACCAGTTATATCGACTTTTTTACTCAACAATCCTGCATTCTTTTCAGGTAACCAATACTTTGAATCAAAGTTGGTCTCTAATATGTCTTCGATATAAATCTCTTTATCATCGGGTAAAGGATCCATTGGAATATTAGTCCAATAAAGTCTCTGACGATTCTGAGCGGAAAAAATATTACTATTGATAAGAATTGGTTTTACACCTAAAATATCAGTAATAACATCTTGCCATTCTTTTTTCATCTTTACATTTTCCAACATAAAGTATTTAGGATTAGTTTCTTTTAAAAGTCTTACCCATTCATAAAATAATCCACTCTTACCATCAAATCCTGAACCATTTCCTGCATTTGAAAATGATTGACAAGGACTTCCACCAATCAATAAATCAATTTTTGGTAAATCTTTACCCTCTACTTTAGTAACATCACCAAGTTGTATAGTATTTGGATAATTTTTCATAGTTACTTTAATAGATGCATCTTCTATTTCAGATGCAAAGTATTGATCAACTTCGATTCCAAGTTTGTCTAATGCAATATGTCCACAAGACATACCATCGAATAATGAAAGAACATTCATATTTTATATTTTTTTTTATATAAAAAAACCTACTAAAAGTAGGTTTTAATTGACTTAAACGGTAAGTTTTTAAAAGTCATCATCCATATTATCAAAGTCGATATTCTTATCTGATGTTTTTTGGTATTCAGAAACTCTTTTTTCAAAAAAATTGCTCTTATTTTGTAAAGAAAGCATATCCATAAAATCGAATGGATTTTCGGTGTTATAAACCTTTTGACAACCTAACTCACTTAACCAATAGTCGGCAACGAACTCAATGTATTGTTGCATCAACTTTGCATTCATACCAATAAGTGATACCGGTAAAGAATCTGTTACGAACTCTTTTTCAATCTCAACCGCTTCCGTAATGATCTGAGTAATTCTTTCTTGAGAAACTTTATTTACTATGTGTTTGTTATGTAATAAACAAGCAAACTCACAATGTAAACCTTCATCTCTTGAAATCAACTCATTTGAGAAAGCTAATCCTGGCATCAAACCTCTTTTCTTCAACCAGAAGATAGAACAGAATGATCCTGAGAAGAAGATACCTTCTACCGCTGCGAAAGCGATTAAACGCTCTGCAAATGATTCTGATTCAATCCATTTAAGTGCCCAATCAGCTTTCTTCTTAACAGAAGGAACAGTATCGATTGCATTGAATAAATGATCCTTTTCTTTTTCATCTTTAATATAGGTATCAATTAAAAGAGAGTAAGTCTCAGAATGAACATTCTCCATTGCAATTTGGAAACCATAAAAACTTTTCGCTTCTGCATATTGAACCTCTTTAACAAAATTTTCTGCCAAATTCTCATTTACGATTCCATCCGATGCTGCAAAAAATGCCAATACATTTTTAATGTAGTGTCTTTCATCATCATTAAGTTTATTATCCCAGTCTGTTAAGTCCTGTGCTAAATCAATCTCTTCTGCAGTCCAAAATGAATGTTCCGCAGTTTTATACATTTCCCAGATGTCATTGTGTTCAATAGGGAATAGAACGAATCTTCCCGGGTTTTCTTTTAATATGTTCTCTGTATTTTCCATAAATTTTTATTTAAGTTATATATATTTTTTTAACTTATTTGTTTATTATTTTAATGTTAAATTATATTAAACAATACTGGCTTTCTTTTATAGGAGAGATGTTATGGCTTATATATACAATATGAATGAAATAGTTAAAAAAGAATATGAAATATATTTATCTAAAATAGAATTAAATTCGGTTAAAGAGCAATGGGTATCTAAAAACTTAAATAATTTATATTCTTTTTTAGATAAATGTCCAGGTGATTCAATTTCAGAGAAAGTATATTTAATTAAAAATAATAAACCTACTTGTAAAGTCTGTGATGGTGATGTTAAATTTTTATCATATAAAAGAGGTTATAGAGAATATTGTTCAAAATCTTGTTCAAATAATGATCCTATTTTAAAAGATAAAAAATTATATAATTATAAGAAAAATAATTTAGAAAAATATGGTGTTGAAAATACGTCAATTCTAGATACTGTTAAAGATAAGATATCAAAATCAAAAGAAAATTTAGATTATGAATCAATAAATTTAAAATACAAAGAAACATGTATTGAAAAATATGGTGTTGATAATATATCAAAGATTGAAAGTGTTAAAAAGAAAAAGGTGAAAACAACATTTGAAAATTACGGAGTCGATAATCCATTCAAATCAGAAATTATTAAAAATAAAATAAAAGAAACTTCAAATAAAAAATACGGTTTTGATAGTTATACTAAAACCGAAGATTTTATCAAAAGAATAAAGAAAACCAATTTAGAAAAATATGGTGTTGATAATTTCACTAAATCTGAAAAATATAGAGAACTCATTTTTGAAAAATATAGATCATCTAGTATAAAAACAAATTTAAATAGTGATAAAAACTATTTTAAATACTTAGGTAAGGGTAAACACCTAATTAAGTGTGTAGAAAATGATCATTATTATGAAACAAATTCACATTTATATCACTCAAGACTTAAACTAGATAATAAACAATGTACAATTTGTTATCCGGTCAATAAAACATCATCATTTAAAGAAATTGAAATTTTAGATTATATAAAAGGTATATATGATGGTGAAATAATTCAGAGTTATAGGGATGGTTTGGAAATAGATATTTATTTACCTGATTTGAAAATAGGATTTGAATTTAATGGTCTTTATTGGCACTCTGAATTATTTAAAGATAAAAACTACCACCTTGATAAAACCAAATACTTTAAAGAAAGAGAAATTAGAATAATTCATATTTGGGAAGATGATTGGAATCTTAAAAAGGATATTATAAAATCACAAATCACAAATTGGTTAGGTCTAACTAAAAATAAAATATATGCCAGAAAATGTATTATAAAAGAGGTTATAGATATAAGTGAGTATAGAGAATTTCTAGATGAGAATCATATACAAGGTTATACATCAGCCTCTAAGAAAATTGGTTTATATTACGATGATGAGTTGGTTAGTTTAATGACATTTGATCATTTCGAGGGTAGGAAAAGCATGTTGAGTGATGAGTGGAACTTATCAAGGTTTTGTAATAAAAAAAATATTAATGTTATAGGTGGTGCATCCAGACTAATGAAATATTTCATTAAAAATTATGATGTAAAAAGGATTATATCCTTCTCTGATGTTTCTTGGTCAATAGGTGATTTATATTATAAATTGGGATTTTATGTTAAAAGTACTAGTTATCCAAACTACTCATACTTAATTGATAAAAAAAGATCAAATAAACAAAAATGGAAAAAATCAAAATTGATAAAAATGGGATATGATAAAAACCTTTCAGAATCAAAGATAATGGAGGATAATTTTGGTGCCTATAAAATATTTGATTGTGGTCAGATTAAATTTGAAATTATTCTCTAAAAAGAAAACCACCGAGGAGCGAATTCAGTGGTTTTCATATAGTACCCGTGGGGCGTAATCTATATCCGGTCCTAAGTCGGATTATACTATATATATTAAAATTTGTCCGTATGTTTGTAATATGAAAAGGTTATTTTTAGACGATTGGCGAATTCCCAGAGATTGTGCTACATATATGTGGCAAATAACGGATTTTCGTATATTCCATTGTACGTTCTTATGGTCAGTTCATAAAATGGATAGAAGAAAATGGTGTTCCTGATTTAGTTGCATTCGATTATGACTTGGCAGATGTCGCAGAACTTAAAGAAAGTTTGCCTATTGAAGAATGGTTTGATATCGATGAAGGAAGAGTTTATACTGGATTAGATTGTGTTAAGTTTCTGTTAAGTTATTGTAATGAAAGAAAAACTAAATTTCCAGAATACGTAATACATTCAGCGAATCCTGATGGTTCTGAAGAAATAAAAAATATATTGGTGTAAGAAAAAACTTATATATAAGAAAAAATAAGAACTTATATGAGAGGTTTTTTAGTAATAGATACAGAAGATAGTCGCGAAAAGATTGAGGTTACACACAAACAGATAAATTCTCTTATCCCAATCATAAAAAAGATAAACAAAAATCAAAATGACTATGAGAGTCTTACAGGTTTTGAACTATTCAAAGAGATAGTAAATTTTACTATTGAAGATATAACGTCTATAAATATTGTTTATCATAATTAAACTTTATATATTTTATCAATATAAATATTTCAAATAAAATTTTTTAATAACTAAATAAAAAGAAATGGTAAAACATGAAATTAAAGTAGAGTGTTCTGCAACAGATTCACTTAGAGAGATTATAGAAAAGGCTTACTTTATCGATGGATTATCCGGTAAGATACAAGGAAAGGATAACTATATGGTTCTTACTGAAGAATTAGACGACATCACCTATTCAGTTCTGAAAGGATTACATCACGCAACAATTAAAATTGTAAACACAGATATCATAGATGGTTCTATGAGGTTTATAGTGGATGAAAGTAATGATGAGTTGAGAATCTACCCAATCTCAATCTATTGTATCAAAGAAGATGAAAAATATATTTTTTACTAAACTATGAACGTAAAGAAAAGAGATATTTACTGACTCTTGAAGATGGTTTCTGATTAGTATAAACGAAAAAATAAAGCCGGTCACTCGACCGGCTTTATTTATGATATTAAGTTTTGTACTTCTTGTCTATCAAAGTTTCTCTAGCATCATTATATCTTAGGTATTTCATTTTCTTATTGTTCTGATTCTATCGTTTTGATATTTGCTTATATCGATATGTTTATTCTCTTTTAAAAAATCAACAATCTTTCTATACATCTCAATAGTGATTCTACAATCTGTAATCGCATCATGATAGTTATCCATACTTAGACCAAGTGCCGGACCAATCTTCGCCATAGAAGAAGAAATCAATCCATTATCTCTTGTTGAAGTTCCTATAGAACTTACAATTTCTGAATATTTAGAGTCAGTTTCTCCCAGTTTTTGTAAAAGTGGTAAATAATATAATTGAATCAACATCTTAGTATCGAATACTTCAAATTTTATTTTATTATCGGATCTACCTGCTAACATATTCATATCAAAACTCGCATTTTGTGCAATACCTAAACAAGGTGAATAATCTTCTATCCATTTGAAGAAATCATAAACGACTTCACTTTCTTCTTCATATTTGTAACCGCCAGATCCATAGTGATTAAAACTTAAAATTCTTCTACTATTATCACCAGGTATATCATATCTAGATTTTATATCCGATGTTAGTTTGATCTTTCTATCAAAAGTATCAACCTCATTGAATGAATTATTATTGAAGTTGTAGTTAGTAACTATTGCGGAAACTTGTGTAAGTTGTTCTTTTTTCGGACCTCCTATGCCAGTTGTTTCTGTGTCTATCCAAATCCAATAAAGGTCAGATTTTGAATCTATCCATTCTAATATCTGTGGTATTGTTTTGTACCACATCTTATTTTCATTAAGTTGTTCGTATCTAAGTATCATTTTTTATATATTAAATTTCATAACTATTTCCTAATATTGAAAATAACTTATTGATAATCAATTGGTTATTTCTTAACCATGAAAAAGAAACTTGAATTACTTTGACCTTTCACTTCCTCTTCAACTTCTTTAACCTCTTCTTTCCCTTGAGAAACCAAGTCTGCTGCTTGTATCTTAACACCACCGGGAAGAGAAAAATCATATCTTCCCACCATATTCCCTAATGCTTGTTTTGCATATCCTACACAATATTTGAAAAACAAATCATCGTTGTAAAGGTTTTCCGGTGGTATATTAGCATATGCTTCCATAATCACATCATATTCAACATTTGTTAAAATATGTAATCTATGATTTAACTGGTTAAATTGATATTTAAGAGTATATTTATTTAATTGGTTCATCATATCAGACATATTATCTAATAATGTTTTATAAGTACCTAACTCACCAATTGTTGTTACATATGACGATAAATATGGTTGATTTGTAACCCCTAAGTTTACAGATAAGTTAGGACTATTTATACCTAATTGGAAAAGACTAGTTCCTCTTACTTCATATAAATATGTAACTGATTGTATTTCACAAGGAACACTAACATAATTATATTTTGTAAACTCTTCACTAGTGAATGCATCTTTCTTAACCAAGAAATACATTTTTTGAACTGCATATTGATAAGTTCTATAAAACCAAGGCATTGCTCTTTTTTCGACAATTTGCCTAATCATAGCATCTGGTAATGTCTTTGGTAAAGAACAACCTATTGTTAGTTCAGTATTGACACTATCAATAAACTCTTCAATTGTAAGACCTCCTTGATATGGTATGTATTCATCACTCATATTAAATATTAGTTTCTTATATATATTAAATCTACAATACATAAAATAAACATAGTCTCCAGCTCTATTTTATCTAAATTGGTTTTAGAGTACATAGATTTAATTATAGAAAAGACAAGTTGGTTAAAGATGGTTATATTAATAGAGTTTTTGACTGTGGTTCAAAAAAATGGGAATATAAAATATTTATTTTTTGATTTGGTTTTTGAATATATAGATAATGGGACATTCAATTAATAGAACAAACTTTACTATAAATAAAAATCTAATTATTCAGGATGGTGGACAATCATCTGATAAAGTACTTATATCAGATGGGAATGGTTATTCAAATTGGAAAACAATAACTGATTATGTTTCCGATAAGCCAAATAATCATTATATTGGTGAGTTTTTTGGTGGTGGTGTTGTAGTTGGAGTATGGACTGAAAATGGTTTAGAAAGATGTCTTATCGCGGCTACTGAAAATATATCAACTACTGTTGTTTCAAGTGGAGTAACCTCATTTATTTATGGCTTTGAATGGTCTGATATACAGAATTTATCAGCATCTGCTAGTTATAATTCATTTGGTGCGAGTAATAGTTTACTAATAAGCACACAATCCACAACATCGGCAGCACAATTATGTTTAGACTATTCTAATCCGGACTTAGGAACAGGAGTATGGGATGATTGGTTTCTACCATCTATATATGAACTTAATTATTTAATAAACAATGCTTCTATTTTCAATAAAGTTTTAGATAGTTTCTCATATGATAAAAATGAACCTAAATTAGATGTTGTTAATATTACGGTACTACCTACATTTCCTGAATATACATACACAACAGATTCAGTATTACCAAGTAATATAAATCTTTTAACCTTTGGTAAAACTAAATACACGAAAAATGAAACAACCGATACTGGTCCTGGTGGTAGTTACACAGACACGGGATTAGTTTCATCAAATGATTCTGATTATTATTGGTCTTCTACGGAGAATAGCGCATCAACTTCATGGGGTGTTTTAGCCGGTACAAGTTCTATTCGAAATTTAGATATAGCCGCTATATTTAAATCCAATTTTGCAAAGGTTAGACCTTTTAGAATTGCAGATGACTCTCAAATATCATTTAATTTTGATGCAGATTATATAATTATGACTTATCAATTTTCGGGTGAGGTTGATTTGGATACTAGGACTACAATGGTTTACCCTGATGAGCCTGCATCTGAATCTGGATATGGTGCCTACTATGTTGGTAGTGGTTGGACGCCCGATTTCCCAACACATCCACAAAGTTCTACTTATTCGATATTATGGCATGCTGATGATAATACTGGATTTGGATATGAAACCGTTTTAATAAATTTAAATGCCTTTAAATATTATTATCCTGGTCAATCTGAAATAGAAATAGAAGCAAAGGCACATTGGTATGTTGGATCTTGGGTACCCAATTTCGTAATGGGTGATCAAACAAGACTTGATTCAACACCTTTGGTAATTTTGAATGTTGATTTATATAAAGGTGGTACACCTATAAAAAATCCATCAAATCAATATCAATGGATAAATCCAACTGCTGGTGCAAGTATGTCTTTAAATTCTTATGGTACAAAAATAGATGTTATATATTCATCCGGTCCAGGAACTGGTAAGAGAGTTGCCAAGTTCAAATATAATGTTCTGGGTAATTTTGGATATCTTTTCTCTATTGATTAAAATAAAATAAATAAAATGGTAATTGTAAATGTAATATCAGCCACAGGAAGATTAAAAAATAAAATTGACTTTTCTTATAGTGTTTCAGTCAATTCTGGTGAAATTATACTTGATAGTGGTATTATATATAGTACGGATCTTTCTACCGTAACAAGTGGAACTATTAGATCCATATCTTATAATGAAGTTGGTACATTCTCTGCAACTTTTGAAAATATACCTAACAATACTTACTATGCGGTTGCCTATGCATATGATAATGGTTTAGGTTCAAATGTATATAGTACACCAGTTCAATTTAGAGTTTCGGATAGTGGTTATGAATTATCAGACGATGGAGTTACAATAGTAAATCCACTTTTTATCAAAGATGCAAATGAAGGAATAGAAAGAGTTCTTACATCAGATTCTTCGGGTATAGTTAATTGGAAACCAATAAAATCATTATTTAATTTTGGTCATTATATAGGTGAATTTTATGGTGGTGGTATAGTAATTGATGTTTGGTTAGAAGGTGATGATGAAAAAGTTTTGATAGTATCTTTAGAGGATTTAAAAAGTACTGATGGTTATTTTGATGAAAATGGATCTATTTACTCACAATGGATTTATGACGGAACTTCCTTTGATCCTTTTATTACCTCAACTATGAGTACAATTCTAATTGGAGAAAATGCACAAAGTTTATATAATGGTAGGTTGAATACTATATCAATTATGGAAGAGTCTAGTAAGTACGGAGTAACAGGTAGTGCCGCACAAGTTTGTGCGGATTATAGAGCAGGTGGATATGATGATTGGTATCTACCATCATATTATGAATTGAACACTATTTACAATCAATCAGGTGTTGTAAATAAAATTCTAAATTCAGAGAGTATAGATACAATTTCTTATAGTGGATATTGGTCATCAACTGAATATTCTTCCGAATTTTGTTATACAAATGACAATGGATGGTTTAAGATTTCTAAAAAAGAAGATGCATATTTTGGTAGTAATCCACCTAGAATAAGGGCAGTAAGAAAAGAATCAAAATATGTCGGTGATGGTTTGTGTTTAAATTTAGATGTAACCAATGATAAGTCTTTTTCAGATTCTACTTATAAATTATTAGGAACATCTAGTAGATGGGTAGATTTGGTTAGTTCAGGAATGACATCATCATATTCATTTAATTTATCATCTTACCCACCTACATCTTCAGAGGGTACAACAATCGATATACTACCTACTATTAGTAATATAAATGGACCTGGTACAACATACTCTGGAAATAGTTATCGTGATGCATTAGGAAACTTTATATATGATGAGTGGTATTTAACTAATATTACAAACTCAGTAACTACAACTCCTATTATGTATAATAATGGTGGTACTTCTAGTTTTATTTCTAAATACTTTTTAGTTGAATATAAAGATAGTAGTATTCAGTTTCAAACATCTGATGTTTCTTCTATTTTAAATTCCTCAGGTGCAAATATTAATGTTTATATTTCAATTCAGAAAGAGGGATATTCAACACCATATACTTTATTAAAAGAAGTTACAGGAACCGGTTTGAGTACAAGTGATATAAAAATACCATTATACTCTTATCACGGAAAAACTGTTTCTATAAAAATAACAGCACCTAATGCATCATATACATCATCATCGGTATATACAGGACCATCAATAGATGAAGTAATTGTTTCTGGTACAGATGGTGGTTATCAAGCAACTGGGCCAGTTTATTTTACGGATGATAGTGGATTTCTAAGATTTTCTTCTGCCAGTTTTAGTAATATAGGTTCTTATGTTGATTTTAAGGCACCAATTGGAAATTCAACAAAAATTACCGTTGAGGCCTGGTTAAAATTGGGTCCAAACGGAACACCATATAGTGGTAGTATGATTTTTGGTTGGAATATTTATGATGTTTATACATCTGGTGGTGGATTAGGTTTTAATACGGGTGCTGCTGATTTATATGGTATATCGAATACAACCGTTCAGAATTTAAATATTATCGATAGATGGGCACATTATGTTTTCGAAATGGTTAGTGGTGAATCATATAGTAATAATAAAATTTATATAAACGGGAATGAACAAGTTTTATCTCAAGTTATTGGTACACAAAGTTTAGGTAATACAAATTTTAATGGTGGTTTTGGTAGAATAGGTGGTTGGAAATCTGTTGATAAATATTTTATGAATATGGATGTTTCTATATTTAGAATCTACAATAGGTCACTTACAAAAGACGAAATAATGAAGAATTATAACATTGAGAAGAAGAGATATGAGATTTTACCAAGTGTTATGCAAAACAATTTAAAAATGAATTTTGATTCAAATAGTTCATATAGTGGTTCGGGTAATACAATAATAGAACTCAGTGGCAATCACACGGATGGTAATATAGTTACTACTAGCGGTTATGTATCACCTACTTATTCTAGTAGTCAAACTCCATATCCAGGAAAGTACTTCACATTTAATGGATTTAACACAAAAATAGAATATGATCCTATTATACTTTCTGAAAATATGAGTTGGGAAGCTTGGATTAGATGTACAGGCACTGTTTCCTCACCTAATACTAATCTAACAGGATCGGTAAATATGTTTATGGGTCAGGTTCTACCATATTTTGGATTCCAAAATGATAAAATTTTATTTTCAAATTATATAAATAACAAACAAACATATTTGAGATCAACATCTGGTTTAGAATTAAATAAATGGTATCATGTTGTTTTTACAACCGAAACCATATCAAATAATACACTTTCTAAAGTTTACATAAATGGTATAAAAAGTGTAGAATCTTATAATACAGGTACACAAAGTAAATTTGGTGGTAATGACTTTAACTTCGCAATTGGAGATGGACAGGGTACTGATAGGCCTTTAGGATTTCAATATACATACCCAACACAATGGTACCCCTTTAATGGTGATGTTGCACAAGTTAGAGTTTACTATAAAACTTTATCATATGAAGAGGTTAAAAATAACTATGATACTTTTAAACATTCTTATGAGGATGAATATAATGACTCTAATAAATTTTTCTCACATGAGTTTAATGGTAATCCAACATTCTCAATATCACAAAATCTTGTTTTGGATATTGAAGGTAAAGGTAATAATAAGATACTTAGGTCAGATGAAAATGGACTCTGTACATGGGTTGATAAAAGTTATTTCCTAACAAAACCAACTAATTATAGGTATATAGGTGAACTTTATGGTGGTGGTATAATAGTTGCTATGTGGAAATACCCAACAAACGTATTTAACTATTTAGTTATGTCTTTAGAAGACATAAGTAGTTCTTCTGTTTTTAGTAACGTTTCTGCAAGTGCTTCAAATGCCACCTCTGAACACAATGGTATATCTAATAGTAATACTATAATGTCACAACCAGGTCATACAACATCTGCTGCAAAATTATGTGATGACTATACTGGAGGTGGGTTTACGAATTGGTATCTACCCTCAATAACTGAGTTAAATAGCGCATTTAATGCATCACAAGTAATTGATAGTGTTTTAGGTAGTGATTTACTTAAACCATTATATTGGTCATCTACAGAATCTGGAACAAACACTGCATATGCATATGAATTTAAAAGTTTAAGTTCAACTGGTTTGATAAAAGATGATGTTTCAAAGAGTTCTACTGCATCAGTTAGAGCATTTAGACACGTAAGAGTTTATGATATAATAAACACTTGGCAAAATGGGTGGGAAACTGGTTACACACCTATCTGGCAAGGTCCTAATCCTTGGTCTGATGAAAATTGGACATTCAATACAACAATAAGTATTGATATAGATCCTATTGTACAAAATGTTAGTGAATTTTTCCCGGGTATTATATCAATTACTTTTTCAAATATAATAAATACTGAAGAAACAATAATAAATACTGGAGTTTGTTGGGCAACATCATCAACCACACCAACAATATCTAATTATTTTACATATTCTACATCAATAGGACCTACTACATTTGAAGTCAATACCGGTAACATATCAGGGCCTATAAGTGGTACATTGGGACAAACTAATTATGTGCCAAATATTATATTTTTCAGAGCCTTTGTAACTACATCAAGTGGAACATATTATAGTAATAATACTAATTATCCAAATGGTGGAAATTATTATGGATCTGGATCAATTTTAAAAACATATCCATCAAATTCTTATACTAGAAGTATATCAATTTTATATGAATAGATTTTTTAAATAAAGTAATTTTTATTATATTTGTATTTCTAATGAATAGAAACTATGAAGGGTATAATAAAAATAGGGAAAATAACACAAAAGGAAATACTAAATGTTTATAAAAAGACATCTCGAGAGATAGAGTTAGAAAACTCAACAGGCTGGGTTTCTAAACATAAGGTACATAAATCTGTAAAGGATTATAATAGAAAACCTAAACATAAAAAAATAATATATTAAAAAAAGGGTCTCTAATTAGAGACCCTTTTTATTTTGAATTACTTTTGGTAATTCACTTTCAATCCAATATTTTTTAATATCATAGTTTTTAAACTTAACAGACTTTGTTATTTCTATTGAAATGTCTATTTCAAATTCTATTGGTTTATACATTTTATATTTCTTGAGTAATTCCGCCACCCAAATCGAAAGATTTCCATTATTCGAGTAAATATTTAGTAAAATAGATTCAGATTTAACACAAGATTCTATATATGCCCATTCAAATCCAAATTCATCATAAGGTTTTGTACCATCAAAAAATAATTCTAGAAAATTAACATTGCTTTTAGAATATAGATGATAATTATTCATATCATAATCAACAGACTTTGTATTTAAAATATTAAATATTTCATCTAATACTTTAGAATCTGAACATGATATTGATATTTTATTTAAACTTAACATAAAATTATTTTTTATTTATATATAAAAATATCATTTTTAGACTTGGAAGTTTTTAGAATCTTTTAGTTTCTCTAAAAGATGTTTCTCGTCTAAATCAATATTTTTTGGTATTTTAATATTTATTCTGATAAATAAGTCGCCTAATCCATAATGTATATCAGGAATTCCTTTACCACCTATTCTTAGAGTCTTACCATGTGTTGTTCCTGGTTCTATATAAACTGACATTTCACCATTTGGTGTTGAAACTTTAATGTGTGATCCACATATTGCATCAATAACAGAAATGGTTTTCTCAACTATGATATTATTATTCTCTCTTTTGTATGAAAAATCCTGTGCCTCTTCAACTATTATCTGTAAATCACCTGCAATACCATCTCTGATATAGTTACCAAATTGTTGCATAGTAAGTTGCATACCCGTTGAAACACCAACAGGTATTTCAACATCAACAACTTGTTCTTTTAATTGAGTTCCTTCACCATGACAATGATTACACTTATTTTTAATTTGTTTACCACTACCATTACAATCTGGACAAGTTGTTTCGGTTCTCATTTGACCAAATGGTGTATTCTGAACAACGATTCTGTGTCCACGACCATTACAAGTTAAACACTCTCGTATATCAGTACCACCTTGACCATTACAAGGATCACATTTTACTTGTCTTTTATATTTTAATTTTTTAGTACAACCTTTTAGTATCTCATCTATATTAAGAACCACCTTAATTCTCAAATCAGATCCCTTTTTTTGTCTTTTTTGTTGTCTACCACCTCTATTTCCAAAAATATCTCCAAATTGAGAGAAGATATCTTCCATATCAAATCCGTGACCACCGAATGGATTACCACCACCTCCGAAAGGATTTCCGTTAGTAGAACCATAATTGTCATAGTTAGACTTTTTACCAGCATCTGAAAGTACATCATATGCTTCAGCCGCTTCTTTGAATTTTGTTTCAGCTGTAGGGTTGCCTGGATTTTTATCAGGATGGAATTCCATCGCTTTCTTTCTATAAGCTTTCTTGATTTGTTCTTCGCTGGCGTTTCTATCGACGCCTAAAATGCTATAATAATCACTCATTGTTTTTTGTTATATTTTTTTACTATTTATTAGGGAGCCAATAATCTTTTTTATAAGGAAAAGTATTTTCTATCCCAAGACTATATATTTTGTTTATCTTCCACCTTCTATCTATACGTTTCCAATTTAGATCTTCGGAATATTTTTAAATTGCTCGAGCAATAGCTTCGTCTGCAGAATCACCTTTCTTTCTCCAAATCTGCCACCATTTCTTTTTAGATGTTGGCATTCTACCAACTGGTATTTTAAAAATAACTGTCTTCACCTCTTTACTCTCATTTTTTCATAAGCGACTGGATCTACTACTATGTTGTTGTATGTTCCTGGTTCTCTATCATCATCCAGATACTCGTGTGCGAGCTGGTTGACCGCTATGTTGTCTGTATCTATGTCAGAGTAGTGGATATGTTCGAATGCTTCCATAAGTTCGTTTCTGTCTTCCTCTGTAGGTACGACAATCACATATTTAGTCCATTTGACTGTGGCTATCTCCTCTTTCGTTAGATAAAGTGCATCTTTATCTTTTTTAAAATCATCATATTTTTTCATCATCTTTAAATAGGTTGTTTAGTTGTATCTCTCTTCTTATCGACTTCTTAGGGTCGACAAAGATTATATCTGTGTACGAGTTGTATTCTAGCCATATCTCCATTTCTTTTGAATATGGAGAATAGTTATAGTCTTTACTTGTGCGAAGTCTCATAACTGGTAGCTCATCAAATATCTCTTTATAAAGTTCTTCTATCTTTTCTATGTCATATTCTTCAATATCCGAGATTCTACCTATAAAATATTCCATAAATGGTCCGACCGTCTCTTCTACTTTCTTTAAATATTGTTGAGTCTTAGATAATTTACTATTTATATACCAGTTTACCATCTTCTTAATGTTTTCTTTATTTTTAAATCTCTTATATCTGCTAATATATCGTCGCTATTGCGAGTTTCTTCCAAAAGTCTCGAAATATAGTTATCAACAATTAGAACCAAAGTTTCTGCGGTTCTATCCAATTTATCAAATTCTATTAAAGAAGTTTTGACTTTTGGTATTATATCTAACAAATAATCTATAAAGTCGTCAATATCAAAAAGAAGTTGGAAAAATTCCAACTTCTTTTCTTTAAGTATTTCTGGTGGATCAATGAAAACTCTTCCCCAAACTCTTCTAATTGTAGGGAGAACTAAGTCTATTGTTTCATCATCTTCATAATAAAATGAACCTTGGAAATCATCAATATCAAAAATATGTAACTTATTATCTATTACATAATCTAATAGACTTTCTAAATCTCTTTCTCCTTGACAAAGAGATTCTATAATGAATTTTCTATATTCCGGTTTACTCTTTAAATCTTTTATTATGTTACTTGACATTTTATCTACCCAATACAATTTTAGGATATCTAAATGGTTTACCATTTAATGAATAACCTTTACTAATAACATCAACAATCTTGGTCTCACCAATATCTAAAACTGAAACAACATCATGTAAGTCTATATCATAAGTTTCTGTTTGTATAGTTTCGATACCTTGTGATCTTAAAAAAGTATGAACTTTAGATACAATAAGTTCAACACCTTCTCGTGCAGAATCATCTTTTATATTTTTAATGGCAAGTTCCAAATCATTATCCATATCTAAGATTGAAGTTATCATACTTACTTTAGTATTATTTTTCAGTTCTTCTTTTTCTTTATGAGTTCTTTTTTTGTAGTTTTCAAAATCTGAGTAAAGAAGTAAGTATTTATTTTGTTCTTCTTTCAGTTTTTCTTCTAATGTAGAATCCTGTGTTACCGTATAATTCGTGTAATCTTCACCACTTATATTGTCTTCTGTTTTTATATCTTCAACTTTATCCTTTTTCATTTCTCAATAGTTAAATTTTAATAGTTTTCTTACGTTATTTGAGTTATAAAACTCAAAAGTTATATTTTTATCAACAATTTTATAAACCTCTAATAATCCTATTGAAGATTTCATATTTTCAATATATTCAACTAAATCTGATAGACCATGTCTATAATTGGCACCTGGTTTCCAATAATCAGGAAATTTATCAACAAACTTATCTAATGCGGCATCCAATGCCTTCTTTCTAACTAATAATGTATCTTTTTCCTTTAAAGATTTATTTGTCAATACTTCCATTATGTATCCATTAAACTTGTGGATAAGATTATCAGTTTCAATAACTTTAAGTAATCCAATTACAAGTGCATCTTTCTCACTAATCTCTACTTCTTCATTTTCATTAAGAATCCTTTGTGCCTCTTTATCGGAACCGCTAAGTATGTAGTAAACATAATTATCCCATAAACAACGTTTTACAATATCTTCTGCTCTTAACTTTATTATCATATAATAATATTTTTTATTTCTTATATAATTTTGATTATACAAAGTTTATATGTAATTTTATAAAAAATAGTAAAATGAAAATAGAAGAAAAAGTAGAACTTAATAAGAAAATAAGAAAATATGATGGGACAAATACCTTTATATTATCATTACAAAAAACTTTAAAGACGAGTAAATATCTTTCTAAAGAAGAGTTTAATGGAAGAGAGATAAAAGTTCTTTCGGATAAACAATATGAGTCTGCTAAATCATCTTTATAATAAAACATTTTTAGACTTTTCCATATAATGAATATGGAAATATTGAATTATACAGAAGATAGAAAGCATTTGGGAACCGTGCATACGCATGGTTCTATAGACGAGTATTACCATGTTAGAAGAACATATGATAACAAGACGACTTTTAAATTCGTAGTTGTGAACAACACAAAAACTAATATAAAGGAATACGAAATAACAGAAAATCAGATACCTAAAGAAATCAAGGTATTATGATTTCAGAAAGAGCCACAAACACGAATCTTTTTAGAAAACGAAAAGAACTTGGAATCTCCTATGCCTGGGAGACAAAAGAACATGTCGTTTTCGAAAAGTGTGAGAGTGATGATATTATCAACGATTACTTTCTGATAGAGAACTTCGTTAGTGGTGAGATAAGCGTAACCGATTCTAAAGGAAACCAATTCGACAAGACTGATCGAATATTAAATCTATTTTTATTGAATATATGAAGACAGGATTCACTTGTTCTTGCTTTGATCTATTTCACGCAGGACATATAATGATGTTAAAAGAAGCAAAATCTAAATGTGACTATCTTATAGTAGGACTTCAAACAGATCCAACTATAGATAGACCAGAAAAGAATAAACCAATACAAAGTGTTGTTGAGAGGTTTATACAATTAGAATCTTGTAAATATGTTGATGAAGTTGTTGTTTATTCTACCGAAAAAGACCTATTAGATATTCTATACACATATCCAATAAATTTAAGAGTTATTGGTGAAGAATATAAAGAGAAAGAATTTACTGGTAAAGATTTAGATCATATTGAAATGTATTATAATACTAGAAAACATTCATTCTCTACAACAGAGTTACGTAAGAGAGTTATTGATAGATATAAAAAAGAAAAGAAATCCTAAACTATTTTATTGAAAATAAGCTTGCAGCTTAGGTTGTGTGCCAACTTTCGTATGAACTCTTCATTTGCCTTAGTCTTATGTAATAACTTTGGTTTCTTTATGACTTCAAAGGAAGAATCCTCATTCATATAGATTAAACCAGCATAATCAGGAACTTCATCTACAGTTATCAAATCTCTTGGTGTAACAAAACTAAAATAGTTTGGTAATAAATAAACTAACTCACCTTTAATAGTTTTTGTATATTTCTCATTTATTATATGTGTGTGTTTCTCTTTAATAAAATCCTTTTTAAAATCCGCTCTACTTGTCTTAATCTCATACTCATATATATAATCAGATTTTGATATAGATATTACATCACACTCTTGAAGACCCATTCCTGTAAATCTGGTTGTGATTGGTGAATGTGATTTCTCATATAGATACATACACATAGCGGCCTCTATACTTTTAGATTTAGAGTTATCTCTCTTAATTTTATTTATTGAAGATTTTCTACTCATATCGTATATATCTTAAAAATTAGGTAGATTAAGAATCTCTGCCCTCTTTCTCCAAAGATCTAGTATATCATTCTTCTCATCAATTGTAATATCTTGTAAATCTAAATATTGGTTGATTATATCTGAAAGTGGTTTGTGTTCTTTTTTTGCTCTAAAATACATTCCCTGTAGATTAGCATCTATTTCTTTTTCCAACTTAAAATACATGGATTTAGGTAAAATCTTTGCAGAAATCATATCTCTTATGAATCTATCATCTTCCATTTTTTTATATGGGTTTAAGTTTTCACCATCTCCATGTGTAAGATGTTCAATTTCATGTCTAATAACATCTTTTAAATTCATAGATATTTCTTGCCAAAATCTTGGGAGTAAATCTGGGTTTACCTCAAAACAAACTTCAATATAATTAGTTGATTCATCAGCACCAGCATCAATAGTTAAACCTTTCTCATAATCCTTTGAAAAGTTAATAACTGCTACTATGTCGATATACAAATCTTTATTTTCAAAAGTATCTTCAAAAGTAGATTCCACTTCACCTGATAAAAAATCATTTTTCCAGTGATTAAATATACTAGATGATATCTCATTACTTATTTTATCATACCTACCCTCATTTATTAGAAAGTTTTCAAACTGTTTTATATACTTCATATATTATATATTAAAATAAATTTCTTATATTTGTATTCTAAACAACGAAGATGGAAAGATACTTATTATCATATGACGAAGCGGCTACACTTACTTTAGGTATAGATTCAACATTCTATGAATCAAAGTTTGTGATTGATGGGTATAATGTATCTATATTCAACTATAGACTTGCACAATATTCTGACTTCATAGACAACTTGGCATTCGAAATGAGGGGATTGACGTATGTTTTTAACAAGGATGGTTCTTTATTCAAAAGATATTTATTACTACACAAATTCTTTAACTTAAACCAAGTTGCGGAGTCTCAATATTCTTTAGTTGAGGATTTAAAAATAAAATCAATCTATAACAAAGAAGATGGTTCCATCGCATCTTTCGTAAGATTACCAAATGGTTCTGTTTTAGGTAAATCTAAAATGTCTTTCGAGTCTGATCAAGCATTGGGTATGAATAGATTATATAAATCAAACACGGATTTGAAAAGATTCGTAGACTGGTCTTTAGATAACGATTATGTTGCTATATTTGAATATGTTGCACCAAATAATAGAATCGTTTTAAGATACTTAGATGAAGAATTGATTTTACTAAGATTAAGAGATAATAAAACTGGTGAATATTTAGACTTATCTAAATTCTCTAAAGAAATAGGCACTTTGAAAGTTGCACCATCTTATACTTATTCATTAGATGAGATTATTGAAATGTCTAATAAAGTAGAAGATAAAGAAGGATGGATCATAGAATTTACGAACGGTCTTTTCATAAAGATTAAAACATCTTGGTATTGTGAGAGACATGGTTTATTGACTAATGACTTATATAGAGAACATGTTTTGGTTAGATATGTTTTGGATGAAAAAATCGATGATATTTTAGGTCAAATACCAGAAGAAGAAGTAGAGGCACATGCTAGAATCGAAAAGATAATAGCTGTTGTAAAACACGCTGTTTCTGAAAAAGTAAAAGATATAAATGAATCTTATGAGTTGTTTATTGAAGGTGGTGTAGGTAAAGACTGGACTGGAGATTTAAGATTACAACTAATGAGAAAGACTTTCGCCTTGAAATATAGAAAAGAAAGAAACTTTGGATACGTTATGTCTTTATCAAAAGGAAACACTGATGTCTATGACTTAGCAAAAGATTGGGTATCCGATCAAACAAGAAAGTTGAAAATCGCCAGAGAATTTTTGAAAGAAAGAGATGCCTCTATTTTCTTTATAGATGTACCAGAAGACGAAAACGAAGATTAATATATAGTTTATGACTAAGATTGAAAAGTACAGGTGCTCTCTCTGTGGAGAGTACCTTTACAGAACAGATGGTGGTGGACTAATTGTCATACTACAATGTTCTTCTGAAGTTGCAAAGTTTTGGAACTTCAATCGAGGAACAAAAGAGCAAAATGATGCACATAAACACTTTAATAAATCAACTATGTCTATATCAAAAAAAGAATGGGAAGATGAAATTAAAAAATTTTAATGATTTTAAAAGAAAAAGAGGTAAGATTAAAATTAGAAGATTTTCGAAAAATGGTGGATATAAATGGGTTCCTTTTTATAAAAAAACTGGTCGAGGAATTGGAACCGAAATAATTATAAAATAATTATTTCTTATCTTTATCACTTTGCATAGTTTTAATCTTTTCCCAGGTTGTTAAACCCAATAAGGTTAGTAATGCAGTAAAATCAATCATCAATACTTGTGGCAATAAACCGAAGTCATTATTACTGTAACAAGATTTCAACCATTTGTAATGAGTATATACTATAAGTAAAACAACAATAAATGCGGTCATTTTCCTCGCACTGAATCCATCATCATGTACACCAAATGATTTCATCAATTTATTGATAAATGTTGTAATAGACTTAGTTATAAATTCGAACATATAGTATATATTACTATTTCAAAACAACTTTTAATCAATATAACGTATTATAAATAATAATAGTATGACATATCAAGTAAATATTAAAAAAGTCTCAGATTTCTGAGACTTTTTTTGTTTTTAAATTTGATTTCATCCTATATAAAGTTCTTTCGGATATACCGACCAATTCTGAAATTTCTTTATTTTTAAGACCTTTAGAGATTAGAGATAATATGTATTTATTTTTATCATATTCTAATGTTGTTTTTTTATTACTTGATGTATATTCTGTTTTGTTTGACTTACCACCTGCAATATTTGTTAAGTTACATAATAGATGAAAGATATTTCTGTGTCAGGTTCTGTGTCAGGTTCTGTGTCAGGTTCCGTGTCAGTATTTTTTTTGGTTGTGGCAGTGTAGATATCATTTTCATAGTACATATCTAACCTTACAGGAAATCTATCATAAACTTTCTATTATATTTTCATATATATATTAAATTTCGGTGTCATAAATATTTTTTGGCACATAATTTGAATATAATTTTAAAAATAAAAATAAATAAATATGAGTAAAAGTAATGTAATTATCGGGATTGATCTCGGAACAACAAATTCGGCCTGTGCAGTTGTTGAGGCCGGAGAACCTGTAGTAATTAGTAATTCTGAAGGGAGAAGAACAACACCATCAATTGTTTCATTTTCGGGAACTGATAGAAAAATAGGTGATCCTGCAAAAAGACAAGCAGTTACAAATCCAAAAAATACAATATACTCTATTAAAAGGTTTATTGGAAAGGATTATTCTGTTTGTACAGATGAAGTAAAGCGTGTTCCTTATGAGGTTAAGAAATCTAAAAAAGGAAATGTACCTGTTGTAAACATTGATGGTCGTGATTATACACCTCAAGAACTTTCTGCAATTATTTTACAGAAAATGAAAAAAACTGCCGAAGATTATTTAGGACATGAAGTTACTAGAGCGGTTATTACAGTTCCGGCTTACTTCGGAGATGCGGAAAGAACAGCAACTATTGAAGCTGGTGAGATTGCAGGTTTAAAAGTGGAAAGAATTATCAATGAACCAACTGCTGCAGCATTGGCATATGGTTTGGATAAGAAAAACTCAGATTCTAAAATACTAGTTTTTGATTGTGGTGGTGGAACTCATGATGTTTCTGTATTGGAGATAGGTGATGGTGTATTTGAAGTTAAATCTACTGACGGTGATACTCACTTAGGTGGTGATGATTTTGATAATGAAATAATCAATTGGATGTTAGAAGAGTTTAAATCTGAACATTCAATGGACTTGGCAAAAGATCCAATGGCATTACAAAGATTGAAAGAAGCTGCAGAGAAGGCTAAGATTGAATTATCATCAACATCTGAATCTGAAATAAACCTACCGTATATTACTGCACAAGATGGATTACCATTACACTTTGTTAAAAAATTGACAAGAGCCAAATTCGAGCAAATGATAACACCTTTGGTTGATAGAGCAGTTGCATGTGCAAAGAGTGCATTAAAAAATGCGGATCTGGAAGTGAGTGATATTGATGAAGTAATTTTAGTAGGTGGTACTACAAGAATTCCTGCAGTACAAGAAGGTATCGAGAAGTTCATTGGTAAGAAAGCTAATAAATCAGTAAATCCTGATGAAGTTGTTGCTTTAGGTGCTGCTATTCAAGGTGCGGTATTAAATGGTGGAATTACAGATGTTCTTTTATTAGATGTAACTCCTTTATCATTAGGAATTGAAACGATGGGTGGTGTATTCACAAAATTGATTGAGGCAAACACAACAATTCCAACAAGAAAGAGTGAAACCTTTTCAACTGCATCAGATAATCAACCATCAGTAGAGCTACATGTTCTACAAGGAGAAAGACCAATGGCAAAAGATAATCGTTCATTAGGTAAGTTTAACCTTGATGGTATTATGTCTGCACCTAGAGGAGTTCCTCAGATTGAGGTAACTTTAGATATAGATGCAAATGGAATCTTGTCCGTTTCTGCACAGGATAAAGCAACTGGTAAAGAAAACAAAATCAGAATCGAAGGCGGATCTCAGCTTACAAAAGAAGAGATTGAAAAAATGAAAGCAGATGCTGAGGCAAACGCGGAATCTGATAGACTCGAAAAGGAAAAGGTTGAGAAATTAAACCAAGCAGATAGTCAAATATTCCAAACCGAGAAACAGATGAAAGAATTTGAAGAAAAGCTGACCGAAGAAGACAAATCTACTTTAAAAACAGATTTAGAATCACTAAAAGTTGCATATGGTGAGAAAGATGTTACTAAGGTTGATGAGGCATCTCAAAAGTTAAATGAGAGTTGGAATGAGATTAGTACTAGATTGTATCAAGAAAGTGCAACCGAGAATAATACTAATGAGTCTAGTGAATCAAGCAGTGATGATAAAGTAGAAGATGCAGACTTTGAAGAAGTAAAATAAATTTAAAAATCCCACTTTGGTGGGATTTTTTTTTATATTTGTATGTAATATATACTTTATGATAGAAACGAAACAAGCAAAACTAGCAGCAGTTGCACTTATCTTTAATGAAGATAAGACAGAACTTTTGGGAGTATCTCGAAAAGATAATTCTACATCATTTGGACTTCCGGGTGGTAAAGTAGATGTAGGTGAAAGTATGAAAGAAGGTGTTATAAGAGAAGTAAGAGAAGAAACCGGTCTAGATATAAAAAACACAATACCAATCTTTTTAAGAGAAGATGGTGAATTTGTAGCTGCAGTTTATTTAGTAACTGATTATGAAGGTGAAATATCAACCAAAGAAACTGGTGTTGTAAAATGGATAACATTTGAAGATTTGAAAAAAGGAGCATTTTCTGAATATAATACTAAGTTAGAACAACATTTGAAATTTTTAAATATACTATAAAAATAAATGAAAAATAAATGAAAGACCAAAAATGGAAATATAACCAGAAGGCCGAAGATGCCTGGCAGGTTTTGAGAATACAAAGTGAGTTTATAAAAGGGTTTGATGAGTTGTCTGAGTTATCACCTTGTATATCAGTATTTGGATCTGCTAGGACTAATAAAGATGATAAATATTACAAAGAGGCGGTTAAGCTTTCTGAATTGATAGCTAAAAATGGATATGGTGTAATAACAGGTGGTGGACCAGGTATAATGGAGGCCGCCAATAGTGGTGCATATGGTAATGACGGTAAATCAGTAGGATTACAAATAGAACTACCATTTGAAGCAAGTGCTAATAGTTTTATTGATAAATTAGTTACATGTAGGTATTTCTTTACTAGGAAAGTTTTCTTTTTGAAATATTCACAAGCGTTTGTTGGTTTTCCAGGTGGATTTGGAACTCTTGACGAATTATTTGAGACACTGACTCTTATGCAGACAGGACATCTAAGAATTCTTCCCATTGTTTTAGTTGGGAAAGAATATTGGAAAGGAATGATTAAATGGATAAAAAAAACTATGTTAGAAGATGGTATGATATCTAAAGAAGATTTAAATCTATTCAAGATTGTAGATACTGCAGAAGAAGCAATGGAATATATTTTATCAAAATTAGAAGAGAACAAACCAAATTTTTAGTATCTTTGTATTATGAAAAAGACTATATATGTGGATATGGATGGTGTTATGTGCGACTTCTATGGTGCATCAAAGAAAGCAAAATAGCTTAACCCTCTTCAGCCTTATCCACAATCGCAATGGGGATTCTTCCTTAAATTAGACGAAATAAAAGATGCAGTCGAATCATATAGATTGCTTGAAACTAAGTATGACGTATGGATCTTAACACGTCCTTCTTTTCAGAACGTGAACTGCTATACAGAAAAGGTTCAATGGGTTTTAGATCATTTGGGACCAGATGTAGTTAAGAAGACTATATTGATACCAAACAAATCTTTGGTTAAAGGAGATTATCTTATAGACGACCAGGGAGGATACGGACAAGAAGAGTTTGAAGGTGAATGGATACATTTTGGAGAAAAACCATTTGAAAATTGGGTAAATGTTGTAAATTATCTAATGAAATAAAAAAAGAGACTCAAATGAGTCTCTTTTTTTTTATTAAGGTGTTGGTAAATTTTTTACTCTTCACCAAATTCTCTTTTCTTCATCCAATCCTCTAGATCTTTATCACTCCAAAGTTTTTCACTTAGATGATTTGAGACATATTTGTTAATCATTTCTTCTGCATCATAAAAGTCTTCAATTTCAGATGATTTTATTTCTTCTTTAAGAAGTTCGTAAATCTCATCTAATTTAGAACGTAATAAATCATTTCCTTTAAAGTCAGTACTTTCATTTATTTCATTGAACTTTTTAATATGTTTCATATTTTTTATTATTATTTTTTAGTAGTTGTCAGCTGTATACCATTCACCATCTGTTGATCGGGCAACTCTAATTGCACCATCATAATCTTCATAATCATCTACAAATTCTCTGTCCGGATCTACCACTTTCAATGAGTTACCAACTATTCCATTACTTGTATTTATGAAACACATTGTATCCATATACGGTAAATAAGGAAGGTCAGAATTTCCCAATTCACTTACTATTTTTGCACTTTTAACAGAACTACCATTTGTTATATCCTCTTCAGGAGACATAGATTGATCAGTTTTATACCACCAACCATTTTTCTCTGCAAATTGTTTGAAAAGAACTACATCTGAATCTTGTGTTGTGTATATTCTATCCATAAATTGTGCACTTTGCCCATCTATTTTACAATCCCATAGAATGGCTCTACCTTTTATTAAATTTGAAACATATTTACCATCCTTAACCTCACCATTATCATTATATAAAATAACAAGACTTACATTATTATTTTGAGAATAAATATCAAGCCACTCTTCATCTACTTCGGACATACAAGAATTATTTAAAGTACCACCACCATTTTGGTAGTTCTCATGCCAATACCAGTGTGTGATCTTAGAACCTTGAACAATATCAAATTGTTTTAATATATCTGCGGCAAAGTCATAAGTTGCTTTGTATTGATTTACAAACTCTTCAATATCTTGATCAGTAAATGATACTTTCGCCTTAGTTAAAAATGCTCTAGCGAATCTACCAACTTTAACAGGATTTCTAGCAGTTTTCCATATTTCCAAGAATTCATCACTATCAATTTGCATAGCTACCTTGTTTATTACACCAATTCTTGGTTCAGTACCGGTGTGGTTTATTTCTTTAACCATGCAATATGTATTATTACTAGCATTACTTTGTGTTTCTGATAATATTTCTACTATTGTTCCCATATCTGGTGCCCAATTGGATCTCCCTTCTTTATCATATCCAAGTCTTTCGAATATTTTATTATTTCTATCACTATGTGTAAGATATCTTCCTGAATTAGTAACTTTATAATATTCTGGTTTACCTTCTATCATCTGTTGAACTCTTCTATCCGGAGTAAAAGATAATTCTTCTTTAGAATCTGTTGAATCTATATAATTTTGTGCAATACCATCAACATCCTTAGATTGAAAACTTAAAATCGATGCGGCAATTTTATTATTACTCTTCATTCTAGTAAGAAGATTTATAAACTTTTGTGAAAGTACAACCTTAGATTCTAAAATCATTGAGTATGCCATCTTTTCTGTGATATAATCACCATACTTAAGTATATTCATAAATAAAATATTTATTTTTTAGTATATATTAAAAAACCAATTCAAAAAGACACTTCCTAAAAAAAAATCTACTTTTATTTAATATATAAATAATGAAAAGAAAGGTTACTAAGATGATCCGTATAATGGGTATTGGATTGACTGAGTTAATAATCGACTTAGATCTTGGTATAGCAACATTTAATTCTATAGAGTATGTAAAGGAAGATAATAAGATATATCTAAATATCTTTCAAGAAGATGAGGATATAGAACTTAGTTACGATTTTGATGATTTAGATAAAGAAGATAAATACTTAGTTTATTTATATTTAGCATCTATACTCTATAATTAACCTGAATACCTCTCTTTTCTTTTCTTTTCTAAATATGCCTGTATGTCAGCATATGATACAGAACCAGGGTTCTGTGATATTAAATCAGGATTACCTAATGGTTTTTCTTCAATTTTCTTTAAATCATCCTTTAATAATTTTTCCTCATATTTAGTTTCAACCTCTTTTAATATATGTCCGAGATAAAAATCCATACCTTTTTCTTTGAAAATAGTTTCATCCCAATCGAATATAAACTCTTCAAAGTTATCTCCAAAATAAACTGCCATAACTTCATCACGTATGAAATGGTCGGTATAGAATTTTATATTACCTATATTACCCTGTGCATATATTATAGTGTTATAAAGTGAGTTATAGAACATTGAGAAAGAATCTTTATCATTATACTTTCTAGAACCATTTTTATCAACAGTTGCTACTAAACCTAGATTAGTTCTAAAATATCTAGATTTTTTTATTTTATTTATTATTTGAAAATTTGTTACTATATTTACACTCATATACTATTTATTATTAATATTTAGTTTCCTAACAAAAAAAAACGACAATTATGTCGTTTTTATTCAGTCTCTATTTCAAGTTTTTCATCATCATCACTAAAATCTTCATCAAGTTCAATTTTAAGATCCACTAAAAATTCTTCATCGATATCTTTAATCTTAACATTCTTTGTCATTTGCCCTATAACCTCAAATGTTTGTAAATCATACTTTTTAAACTTAATGAAACAAGATTCGATATCTTTATATGAGAAATCTTTATCTGGATCCTTTGGCATCGCATCTTTTAAATCTATTAAAAGTAACATGTTATATGTTGAATTACTATCACTAAATTTTATAGTAAGTGAGTCATATAATTTTGAATATTTAGATATCTCAGAACTTTCCAATTGAACTCCTAAATCCTTAAAACTAATTTTTTTACCTTTTGAATTTGACTTCGCATCTTCTATGGAAATATTACCCTCTCTTTCATCTTCCATTTCTATTTGATCCTCAAACATCTTTCCTATCTTATTTTGTAGTTGCTTTAATGCAGTCTCTATATAAGACTCTGGAGTATCATTCAATTCTTCTGTTATGAACTCTATAAATTTTCTAATCTTCATATATTATATATTAAAATTTTAAAATACAAAATTACTTATCTTTAGTTATATTTGAATACATAATATAATGTATTATAAGTGCAATAAAGCTTCCTACTGCCGCAAATCCACCTAAATATATAAATGGTAAATCTTCGGGTAGTGATTCACTTAAAATACTTGGGAATGAGAACCAAAATATGATGTTTATAATACCTGAAAATAAAAAGCCTGCTAAATACATCAGTTTTTCCTTTCTTTTATTTACTTTAAATCTATCTTCCATAATTTTTGTTTTTATTTATATATAAAAAATCGTATATTTGTAAAATGAAGGTAAAAGAAAAAGAAAGAAGAATAAAATATCTTATGACTAAACTACAGTTTAGGCCAAAGTGTAAACTTCCTATTGATGTGCTTAGAGAAGCAAAGCTTCAGATACTTTTAAAGAATAAGAAGATTGAACTTGAATCATTCTTAGGAGTCAATCCGAAGTCTAAAGAACATGAAGAAAGAAAAGAAGTATTTGAATATTATTATTCAAAAGGTTTAAATGATGATGAAATAATGAATGTCTGGACTTCTACATATAGAAGAAGTTATTATCGAAAAAATGATTCTATGCCAAAACCGGAAAGAAAAGACAATCAAAATCCGGTAACTAATACGATAAACTGGGGTTCAAGTGGTTCTCATTCGGGAAAAATAAGAGTTCCTTCTAAGAAACACAAAAACAGATACAAGAACTTCCTAAAGTTGTTTCCGAAATTTGAATAAAAGTAGTATATTTGTAAAAAAAGATATGAGCAGGACTATCAAAACAAACTCTGGATCAGAATTCATAACTAATATAAGCAACGAACAATTTATTGGCGTTCTTTGTAAAGAAGTTGGTGCCAAACACTATAGTGATTTGGTAGGTCCTGCTATGGCGTACGATATGACCGAGGAAGAAGCGAACGACGCTGCTTATAGATTGACTATATTATTAGAATCTAGAAAGTATTTTAGGTTGTTTGAGAAGAATAAACATTTCTTTATTAAAGACGCTCCAATAAACATATTTGTGTATAAATAATAATTTAAAAAATAATTTAAAAAAATGAATAGAGTAGGATATTGTTGTATAAACATCTCGATAAATGACGGTAAGAAAAAGAAAGATTTCATTACCGTAAATAGAGGAATGATCAAAAAAACTTTTGAGAGTAAAGGTCTTCAATATGTTACCGAGTTGGCTCTCTTAAATATAGATGATATGTTTAAGATAATAAAATGGAATAAAGAAAATGACATATTCGTATATCGAATGTCTAGTGATATACTTCCCTGTATTGGCTTCTATAAATTAGAGGATCTACCAAAGTTTGATTTGATTTCAAAAAAATTAAAAGAGATTGGTGATTATGCCAAAAGTGTTGATATGAGATTATCATTTCATCCTACACATTTTTGTATACCTGCTAGTGAAAATCCAGTTGTTGTTGAAAATGCAATTGATGAATTAGATAAACATGCACAAATAATGGATTTAATGGGTCTGGATCAAACACATTATTATCCTATAAATATACACGTAAATACAACAAAACCAACTAGAGAAGAGGCCGCAGAAAGATTTTGCAAACAATTCTATAATTTAAGTGAATCTTGTAGAAAGAGATTAGTTGTGGAAAATGATGATGGTCCAAATCAATATTCTACAAAAATGTTATATGATTTGATACATAAAGAAATTGGAATACCAATAACTCACGATTTTCATCATCACAATTATGGACCTAAGGATATTTCACAAGAAGAGGCTTTAAAATTAGCTTGTTCAACATGGGGTGATGTAAAACCTATGACTCATATGAGTTCACCAAAAACATTAGAAGATACATCAGGTAAAAATACGGCACATGCAGATTACATTTATGAAGAAATTCAAACATATGGTCTTGAATTTGACACGGAATTGGAGTGTAAACAAAAAGATATTGCGCTACTTAAATATAGAAAAGACTTTTTAATATATACTTAATGTATATTAGAAATTGTCCAAAATGTAATAAAGAACTAACATATAAAAGTAAATCAAATCTAAATAGAGCGATTAAAAATTCAGTTATTTGTAGAAATTGCTCACAATTAGAACAGAAAAATAGTGATGGTTATTTAGAGAGAATTGAGAAAATATCAAAAGCAAGAAAAGAGTATTTTAAAAATATAG